TCAGGTGTTTCTTCGGATCCCAAACGGCCATGTCTGCTCCTTGTTCTCGTGGTTTGTGCCGACGTCAACCATCCTAGCCGAGAATCGACCAAAACCATCAGAGAATCGACCATGACCGTCATTCTGAGGCGGTTGCTTCGCGTCGTCGCCCCTCTTGCGGCGTTTCGCTAGGCTGCGCAATGCGCGCAGGGCGGAGCGCAGCGGGATGCATGCCGCGCGGATCATCATGCCCAGGCCGGACGCGAGGAGGATCATGGTCACCACGGACTCCCTGATGTCCAGCATCCCGTCCACGGGCACCGCCCACGTGGCGTACGCCAAGCCCGCGGCCACGAGCGCTGCGCCGCCCAGCATCCACGCCGCGAACGCGATCAGCCGTCCCCTCATGCGCACCTCCTGTCATGCTCCGCCCAAGCGTGTTCCGCCATGTCCGCTATCGTGCCCGACAGCTGGAATCCCTCCGGCACGGGAAGGACCATCAGCCGCACCTCGTGCACTCCCCTGCGTTTCAGGTTCGGGAGGCGGAAGAACGCGACGCCCTTGCAATGCCTCATGGTCACGTCCTGCCACGCGCCGGCCGTGATCCCGGCCTGTAGGATGGCGTTCACGGTCTCGGCGCTGTTGTCCGGATCGGCCCGGTCGACGCCGTACGGGTATGCGACGCCGGCGAGGACGATGAACCTGTCGTACGCGCAGCACGCCTGCCTGCGCCACTGGAGCAGGGCTTCCGCCGTCAGGTCGGCCGTCACCTTGGCGCGCACGCCGAAACCGCGCCCGTCGCCCCACGTGCGGGATCTGCGGGCCCCGCGCTGCCGGGCGAGCAGGTCGCTGTCGGTGTAGTTGCTGGTGATCCACCTGCGGTCGTCCACGTGGAATGTGACGGCGTACCCGTCGGGCCATGAAGGCTTGTCCAGCATGCCGTCCCATTGGCGTGACGCGGCGAGGTACAGACTTCCGGTGATCTGGAACGCCGGCAGCCTGTCGGGCACGGGGACGATGTACACGCTGATGGCGTAGTGTCCGGCCGGCGGGGTTCCGGGCGCCTGCACGTAGATGGTGGAATGCCGATGGAGGCTGTCGTCGTCCTCCCACAGCTTCTCGGCGCTTCCAGCGTCGATGATCGGCTTGACGGTTTCGGCGGCGCGGGCGGGGAACATGTAGCCCTGCCCGGGGTGGCTGACGGTGATGAACGCGAGGAACCGTCCGACCTTCCAGGCTCCGCCGGACTTTTTCAGCGCATGCCATTCGCGCCGGGCGTACACCTTGACCAGCGCGCGTCGTTCGGCGCGGCGCCGTTCGGTCTGGATGGTGTCGGTGCCGCTCCACCATGCGACGGGGATGCTCAGGTCGAGCCGGTATCCTCCCCGCTGTCTGGCGGTGAGCGGTTTCGCCGTTTGCCGTCTGGGTGTCTGTCCCGCCGTTTTTGGATCCTTCCCCGAATTGACTGTGTGAACTTTTACAGTGTATCACGTCGTGTGGCCGATGTGCCGGAATACGACGGCGCCCGCAGCCGTGTTCCGGACTGCGGGCACCGATGATGCCGTATGGCGTTTCGGCCTCGTCAGGCCCCGACCGTGAGCATCGCCTTCCGCAGGGCCCAGTCGGGGACCCCCAGCTCCTTCGGTCGCTTGTCATAGCCGGCGGCCAGCACGCTGCCGTCGGGCATCTCCACGCTCCCGTACCCGGATGCGAGGATCCACTTCGCGGCCGTGTCGGCCGAATCCTTGTCGCCGTAACCGGCCTCGGCTCCCAAAGAGGCCATGAGGCTGATGCCGGTGAGCGCCTGGCGGATGCTGGTCCGCGCGAATTCCGCGATCGGGCTTTCGGCGCTGATCGTGAAAGGCTGCCAGTCGCATGCCCCCGTCTTCTCGAACACCCAGAACTGCACGGACTTCGGGACGCGCGTCCCGCGGTTGAACATGCCGTCCGGGCACAGGGCGACGGCCTGACGGTAGAACTCCGCCTGGATGTGGTACCCGTGGTCGAACGCAGACCGGGAGAACGAGTCCTCGTCGGCTGCGGCCGCGGTCTTCAGGTCCACAAGGAAGTCCGTTCCGGCGGGGATGAGGTCGGGTTTCGCCTTGAGCGTCAGCCCGGTCGCCGCGTCGGTCCATTCGATGGCCTGCTCGCAGGTCCCCTCCTGGATCATGCCCATGTAGTCGGGGTATCCGTCCCGTCCGCTGATCTTCTCGATGTTCGACCTCATGCGCTTGAGCAGCGTCAGGTCGCTGTAGGAGACGACGATGTTGCCCGCGGCCTCCTGCTCGGTGCGCCACTGCCTGTTCCTCGCGGATTTGTACGTCTCGCCTTCGTCGAGGCTGACGACGTTGCCCGTACCCATCAGGAAGGCGTGGAACGCGGTGCCGAACCGCATCGCGTCGGTCGGCTGGCTTTCCTCGCCGCCGAGCCGCGCGAAAGCCCAGTCGGCCGGGTTCTTGAGGAACTGCTTCAGCTGGCTCTGGTCGAGCGACGGGAGCGCGAAATACTCCGGGTCGTCGATGTCGAGGGTGCGTGCGCGCTGGCTCATGTCACTCCCCCTCCCTGCTGTCCGTGATGTCGCCTTCGGAGAGCTCTTCTTCGGTCAGGTCGGCTTCGTCAACGTAGAGCCGGGTCTCGCCGCCTTTCTTTTCGACGACCATCTGGGGTTCGTCGTAGGTGACCGGCTCCCCGGTCTCCGGGTCGAACTCGGGGTCCACGTCCACGGGGTCGGCGACGTGCAGTCCGCCTCCGTCCGCTGCGAGCTGCGCGCGGTTGACTTCCTCCCAGCGCTTCGCCCATTTGTTCTCCTCCTCCTCGTAGCCGGGGTAGGGTTCGATGCCCTTGGTCTCCCATGCGACGATCTGCTTGGGGGTGACGGGCTGCGAGGGGTGGAACTCTTCGGTCAGGTCTTCGGGGATGGGCACGGTGTACCCGTCGCGCTTGTCCTCCTGGTCTCGTTCTTCCGGGGTGAGGAACCTCGCGGTTGCCGGAATCGTTTCGCTCATGATCTTTTTCCTTATCTGTGAGGACGTTTCGAGATATTCGAGCACGTGCAGGTACAGGCCGTGGGGCATGCCGTCGGTGTCGTTCTCGTACTTCGTGTACGTGTTGACGCTGACGTCGCAGAGTTCGGACATCTCTTTTTTTGTTTTGCCTGCTTTCAGGCGGAGCTGTTTGAGCAGCGAGTGTTTCATCCGCGCCTCCGGCAGATAGTCGGGGTCGGAAAACGGGTTCCGGCCTCTTGGTGTATGATGACGATTACCAGTATACGCGACTTCAAAAACTTGCATATCACAGTTGATGTGAACATGTCAACAACCTTGGAAAACAAGGCGACACGCCGAACATAATCAACGTCCAAAATATTGCGTATATTGGTTCATGTCCTCACAAAAGAAGAACCATGTTGCCCCCATCCGGCGGAATCCCCGCCGGACTGCCGTGGCGGATAGGAGAACCAATGAGCAAGGAACTGTCAACCCTCGTCAAGACCGGCGTGGTGCAGGTCGGATGGCCCCGCCTCTACGAGGCCCAGTCGTTCAAGGCCGACAAGAACGGCAAGCCCGACCTCGTGCAGGAGTTCGACGAGAACGCGCTGCTGGACGACGCCGACCGGGGGCACGCCGACAGCGTCAATGACGCATTGAAGAACTACGACGCCGCGGAAGACGATCCCAAGCGCCCCGAACTCGACATGGACGCCTTGGAGGACGTCTCGAACCCCGCCCACCTGAAGAACGCGATGATGCTGCTGAAATACGTCAAGAGCCATTTCAGCACCACGGTGGCGGGAAAGCCGTCATACAGCCTCACCGTCCTGTTCGACAAGGACGATCCGTCCCAGGCGCGCAACATCAAGATGCTCCGCGAAGGCCAGTCGAACGCCATGAAGAACGCCGTCGCCAAGAAGACATGGATGAAGGCCACCATCCAGACAGCATCCCGCGCCATGCAGGACTGCGACACCGACGTGCAGACGTACGGCACCGGCGACAACGCCAAGCAGATGACCGCCGCCCAGAAGTACCCGGAACGCGCGAACCACTGGTACCTCAACGCCAAGGCCAAGCGCCGCCCCGACATCTACTACCTGTCCAAGGCGAACAAGTTCGTCAAGCTGCCCGCCCCGATCCTCATGCCGGAATCCGACGAGGAGCGCGAACAGGCGCTGCAGATCGAGGAACTGTGGAACAAGTGGGTGTACCCCGGCCAGAACGCGATGCTGGGCGTGACGTTCAAGGCATGGACCAGTCCCGCCGGCGCCGGCGTCTCCTGCCATCTGGAGGCCGTGTTCATCATCGGCGGAGGCGTGAGGCTCGGCGGATACTCGTTCGGCGAGATCTTCGGCGACGAGGACCTTCAGGCGGCGGCCGAATGGCTGAAGAAGAACGCCCCCGATTTCGACCCGGAGACCGGCAAGGTCCGCCACGCGGAACCGGCCATGATGGACGACGACGAGGATTCCGAAGTAGACGAGACCACCGGGGAGATCACTGATCCGGAGCTCGCGCCCGTGCCGGAACCCAAGCCGGTGAAGAAGCGCCGCACGACCCGCGCGAAGAAGCAGCTCGCGCCCGCGCCGGAACCCGAGCCCGCCGTCCCGGAGACCCCGGACACGGAGGATGCAGACGGGGACGATGGCGAGTTCGGCGAAGACGTCATCTGGTGATGACCGCCCCTGACGGGGCGTCGGAGCGGGAGAGCCGGGAGAAGATCCCGGCCCTCCCGCTTTCAGAGGTTCGTCCCACTGTTGCCCGGCGGTGGCGTAGGCGTCGGGGTCGGCGTGGGAGCGGGCGTGGTCGTCTGCCTCTTCGGCGTGGGCGTCGGAGTGGTCTTCGGCGTCGTGTACTGGCGTCGCGGCGTGTACGAATAGCCGCTGCCGTTGCTGGACTGCGAGCGTTGCTGTTGCTGCTGTTGGGCCTTCTTCTGGGCTTCGGCCTGCTCCTTCGCCTTCTTCTCGGCGTCATCCTTGGCTCTCTTGTCGGCCTTCTCCTTGGCGACCTTCGCGACCAGCTGGCGCAGCTGCTCCCCCGCGTCGCCGGCGTCCTTCAGGTTGTCTTTGGTGACCTGGACTCCCTTCCACTCCCCCATCAGCTTTTCCATATCCTGTTTGCCGGTCGAATCCGGCGCGTCCTTCAACCCCTCCCCCTGCTGTATGAGTGACTGGAGGGTTTTGCCCGTCTCCTCGGCCTTCTTGTCCATGAGGGTTCCATACTCGTCGTTCAGGTTCTTGTATGCCGTGTCCGCTTCACGCAGTGCCTTGCGCAGTGCGGTGGACGTCATGGGGCGTTGCTTTGTGACCGTCTGCAGGTTCTCCATCAGTTTCTTCACTGGCGGGTCGTCGTTCAATCCCATGTCCTCGATCTGCGTGATCAGGGCGGACGACTCCCCCTGCATGCGCTCCCACCTGCCCTGCAGTTGGGTGAGCTCGTTCTTCGCCTGCTGGGTTATCTCCTGCTGTCTTGCCTCCTCTTGCTTGCCTTGTACCGTGAGGTAGATCGCGTATCCGCCGCAGGCGAGCACCACCGTGAGGGCGGTGGCGATGATGGCTATGAGAACAGCCATCCCCTTTCCTTTTTTCGTGGCGTCACGTGGAGCCGTTCCCACATCGGGACGGTATGCCAGTGGGACGTTCTGACGGTCTGCCGGCATACCGCCGTACTGTTCTCCCGGCGTGACGTTCTGTTTGTATGCCGGCATGCCGTCGCGCTGTTCCGGCATGCCCGTCCCGTCATCATCCCAGTCTCTCCAGAAGCCGTCGTCCTGCGCGCCTTCCTGGGGCTGTTCCGCCGTCATGACATTCTGCCGTCGTGCGGTTGTGCCGTTCAGCCATGTTGACGTTGCACCGTCCTTCTGGCGTGCCGTCTTGCCGTTGTCCTTTTGTGCCGGCAATCCGTTCTGGTACCGCATCGGATCTACGGCAACCTGTCCCGCCTGTCCGCCGTCAAACCCGTCAGACTGCATTCCATCATCACGGTACGCCGTTTCGCCGTTTCGCCATCGCGCCGTCACGCCGTTTTCCCGTTGGGTTAGAGAACCGCCGCGACGTTCGGACGTTCCTCCGCCGTCTCCACTCTGCGGGTTCTGATCCTCGTCGGCTCCTTCCCAGACATCCCACATGTCGTCAGGGTCGGGGTCGTCGTGGGCGCTGGTGCCCGCCGGCGGATCGCCGTCCGGCTGCGCGGCTTCCCGCGGTTCGTACGTTGCGCCGTCGGAACCGCCCGACGGCGCAACGTCGCCACGTTCTTGTGTCGTAACGTCATGCCGTTGCGCCGTCATGCCGTTCTGTCGGGTTCCGCTCAGGCCGGCGTCATAGTTCCGCGTCGGATCCTGGGGTTCGGCTGGCGGGGCGATAGGATCATCCCAGTCGCCCCACATGTCATCCCGGGAATCCGGGGATTGGTTCCGGTAGGATGGCTCCCGCGCTGTCATGCCGTCATCACGTGACGCCGTTTCGCCGTCGTCTTGTCGTGCCGGTATCCCTGTGCCCTTTTCAGCCGCTATGCCGTGGTCACGTCCCAACGGTTCGACGTTGGCACGTTCCGCCTGTACACCGTTGGATGTGGCGGCATCAGGGGCGTCATGCCGGGCTTCCGGCTCGTCGAGGTCGCCCCACGGATCATCCAGGTCTATTTCGGGGTATTCGCCGCGACCTGCGTCCGACGTTGCGTCGTGTCCACTGTCTGCCGTGTAGCCGGCATGACGTTCCGCCGGTTCCACGGTATCCCGTCGTTCCGAGGAAACGGCATCACGTTGTTCTGGTGGCACGGCGTCATGTTGCGCCGGGGCATCGGCGGGACGTTTCACCGTAATGCCGGTGTCACGTTCAGCCGTTGAGACATCACGACGTGACGCCGGTTTCCTGTGGTCACGTGTGACAGGGGAGCCGTCATGCTGTTGCGCCGTCCCGCCGGTGTGATGTCGCGACGACATGCCGCCTTCCCGTCGAACCGTTTCACCATCATCCCGTGACGACGTTCCACCGGCGTGACGTTCCCACGTGCCGCCGTTTCGCCGGTCTTCCGTTTCGCCGGTGTCGGGCATCAGCAGGGAATCATCCAGCTCATTGCTTCCCGTGAGCCAGTCGTCGGCCATGTTTTCGCCTCCTCCAATCAGTATGCTACATGCCCTCTTGTGCGGACAGGCGGGCGACCGTCCTCAAGGAGTCGAGGGCGCTCACATGCTTGGCATCCACACCCGCCTCTATCAGCTTGCTCGCGTGGGCCGCCGCAGCGGCGCCCTTCAATGGGGCGTCACGGTCGTCCACGTCGCGCCCGTCCTCTCCGAAACCGTCCGTCGGGAACCCGTCGCCGGGATCGTCCTTGCCCTCGTACATGCTGCCGTCGTCCGGTTTCTCCGCGACGGCCGGCACGAGGTTGAGGATGTCGTCCCATGACAGGTGGCCGGCGTTGTCGTCGCCCTGCGGCGGGCGGATCCTTTCGATCCGTTCCTTGAGGATGTCCGGGTAGGTGAGCCCTTTCGCCTTGTCCTCCTCGTACAGGCCCTTGTACACGAATGGCAGCTGGTTGGGAAGCTCGGCGACGCCACATCCGATGGCGACGCCCTCCTCCATGAGGTTGGCGGGCAGCCGCGGGCAGTCCTTGTTGGTGAAGACCGCTTCGCGGATGTTGTCTGCCGCGTTTCCGGGGAGGATGGGGGACAGGTTGTTTCGGACGGACGGGTCGAGGCCGTTGGGCGCGCTGGGCGTCTGCGCGGCGTACAGGAAGAATATTCCGGAGGCGCGGGCTATCTGCGATATCTTGCGCAGGAGGATGAAGCTCTTAGCATGGAGGGCTTTCTCGTATTTCGCGGCGATCTGGTCGGGGTTGTCCTTGTCGAGTCCGGGCAGGGTGACCGGCGAAGCCCATTGGGCGATCTCATCGCAGGCGAGAAGTATTGCATGGTTCTCATCCTTGGTCTGCTGGTCGAGCTCGAACCAGTTGCTCTTGCCCATGCGTTCGATCATCATGGCCCGCGAACTGCACAGGTTCATGATGTGCTGCAGGACGGCGCAGCAGCTTTCCTCGCTGTCGCACCCATACCCTTTGTCGATGACGTAGGATCGGCACCACTTGAAATCATTGCGTTTGAGGATGCTGTCGCATAGGGCGAGGTCGCATCCGGCAACGAGGGCCGAGTAGATGATGTTGTTGATGATGACGCTCTTGCCGTTGCCGCTCTTGCCGGCGACGATCAGTCCGGGGGACTCCTTGAAGTCGACGCACGCCCAGTCTCCCGTCTCTCGTCCCTTGTCCGGCAGTTTCATGCCGAAGTAGATGTGCCGCATGTCGGGCTTGTCCCACAGCTCCTTCGGGAGGCTGATGACCTTGGGGAACGTCGGGGGAGTGCCGGGGTAGACCATGATGACGCCGGTCTCCGGGTTGGCTTTGAAGAACCATCCCTTCTTCCCGATGGATTCGACGGCCTCCTGCATCTTCTTGTCATGCGCCGACGCCTGGTAGGTGACGACGCCCTCCTTGAGTTTGAGACGCCACCCGTTCTCCGGGGTACGGCTGATGCGCAGGTTCCACGGCTGGATCTTGAACACGTTGGCGGCGAAGATCTGTCGCGCCGCCGTGGTCTTCTCGTCGAGCTGCTGCATGAGGACGAGGCATTCCTTGCTGCTGATGCGCACGAAGTCCACAACGCTGTACCCCTCATATTTCTGCTGGTGTTCCAGATCGTCGACGAGGTGTTTCTGCGCTGCGGGGCCGGAGCATTCGCTGGCGCTGAGCTTGAGCCCTATGGTGCCGTCGTTCAGGTCGGCTGAGTCCATATCCATGGGCGCGATGATCGCGTAACGGTTGTTGGGGTCGACGCTGTAGACGCTGTATCCCTCATACTCGTGGTTCTTGGCCGCCTTCTCCTGGATGAGGACGGTGAGCTGCATCATGTCCTTCGGATTGGTCTTGTCGAATCCGTCGGGGAAGAACTTGCCGAGAGGTATTTTCCTGAGTGCCCCGCTCAACGGTCCGTCTCCTTTCCATCGATGTCGGTTCTTAGCTGCCTGACCGCTCCCGTATTGTCTTCGTATGCACCCCAGCCGAACGGGGTGCGCATGTCCGCCTCCGTGTTGACGATCATGGTGGTCGCGTGCGAATGGTTGCTTTTGCGGATCAGGGGGGTCACTGGCGCGGCTCCGAGATGGACGTGCGTGGCTTCCTCGCGAAGCCGTGCGGCCAGGTCACGTCCCATGGTGCGCCGGTTGAGCTCGCGTCCGGCGAGGACGACGGCCACGCCGGTCTGCCGGGCCTGTCCGATGATTCCGTTGAGCAGCACGCTGATGGTCTTGTATGCTCCGCATGGACGCTCGTTGCTGACTTCACCCTGGGTCATGGCGTCGAAGTCGTCGAACACAAGCAGCAGCGGCCGGCGTGCGGGCGCGTCGGTTTCCGTGGGATGCCCGGACATCCTGCGCCGCTGTTCGGCCTGCGCCCGTTCCAACAGTTCGATGATCCTCGTGTCGTCCCCGTAATCGAGGTTCATGATGGTGGGGGAGGGAAGCGGCACGCCCTTCCTCCCCAATCGGGTGACGCTGGCTCCGTCCCGCTGGGCTTCGAGCATGATCCGGTCGGCGAACGTCGTCTTCCCGCAACCCTCATGGCCGGTGACGGTGAGTGTCGGAGAATCCTTCGTATCCCAGATGATTCGGCTGCCCCGCTGGTCGTGTCCCAGATCGATTTCCAATGCGTGTTCCTTTCCTGTGTTCACCAGTCGACCTCTTCGATGTCGTCCGGCGACTCGTCCTTGTTGTTGAGCAGGCTGTCGATCTCCTCCGCGTCGACCTGCTCACTCTGGGTTGTCTGCGTGTTCTGGTTGTTGAGGAGGTTGGCGAGTTCGTCATCGGATAGTTCGCCGTACCGTTCGGCGGCTGCGGGCATGAACGGCGAATAGTCGATGGGATGGGGTTTCGGATGGTCTCGGAACAGTTCCGCCAGCGCGTCCTGCTCTCCCGAATACCATGTCTGGACTGCGAGGAGTTCGCCCTGCGCGGTCTCGAACATGCCTCGTCCCTGGGGTATCCGCCCGCCTTCGCCCTTCAACGACTGTTGGAGCCGGTTCGCTTCCTGCAGGTTCTGCTGGCTGATGATTCCGGCTGTGGAGTCCATGCCCAGGAGGATGCGTCCGAGCGAACGGAACAGGGCGTTGGCGTTATACGGTTTCATGTCGTCCATGGACAGTCGTTGGGCGCCGAGGATGACGCTGATGCCCGCGGTTCGTCCCTGCACGACGATCTTTCCGAGCGCGCTCATGGTCCGTCGTATCGAATTGTTCGTCGCGGACACGGCCGCGTTGTCGTTCGCCAATTGGATGTCACGGTTCGGATTCTGCGTGGTCTTGCCGGCCTCCTGCAGATAGGAGTTGAACTCGTCGAAGAACAGGTCTATCGGCCGGACGTGCTCCAGCTCTTCGGGTGAGAGCATGGAACGGTCGAGCTCGTAGATGCTCGCGGCCCCGTATTTGCTGAGCAGTCTCACCCTTTGCGCCATCTCGTCGCGTAGCCACGCGATGACCGCTTCGGTCTCGCGCATCTGCCCGAGTCCCACGAACGCCAACGCCAACGGTTTCGCCCACCGGGTGAAATCGATGCAACCCTTTGACGGGTCGACGAGGATGATGCCATGCCCCTTGAGCAGCGCTTCGGCGACAATGATCTGCGCGGCGGATGATTTTCCGGTGCCCGACTTGCCGCTGACGAGCAGATGGTACGTGTCTTTCACGTTCCAATAGACTGGGCTACCCATATCGTCCACTCCGAGCGGGAACATGCGTGGTTCCGCCGCGCGGGCGAAATCCCAGTCCGCTTCGACCATGGTGGGGAAGGGGCTGCGCTTGGCGAGCACCATGTCGTATCGTGTCGCGCCATGTTCCTCGCCGCGGGGGAGGATGCGCCCGTACCCGTATCCGGCGGCCGTCATGAACTTTCCGATATTATGCTGCGGCTTGTCCACGTCCAGTCCGGCGGGAATGTCGAACCTGGCGAGGAGCACGTCGTGATTGCGGGGGAGGGCGCCCAGCTTGACGACCTTCGGGGTGCGTCCCGCGCTGTCGGTCACTCCCGCGTCTCCCCATGCGTCGGACAATGCCAGCTCGATCAGGAGCTTCTGCATCTGGCGTCTGCGCCAATGGGGGAGGTCTTCGACGCCGAGATGCGGGTCCCTGCACAGCCACAGGCTCGCCATGTCGGCTTTCTGCCAATCCCAGTACACGTGGGTCGCGCCGACCGCGGATTCCACGCGGGCCGCCTGCTTGCGCACGTCCATGACGGTGCCACCGCGATCCAAATGGAATTTGACGCGCCAGATCGCCACGTCACGCCCCTCCTGCGTGCACGAGTCGATGGTTGCGCCGGTCTTCGCGGGGAGCACGTCAAGCAGCGCCTTGAACACGATGCACTGCGCGTACTGGCGTATGTGCGGCTGTCCTCCGGTCAGGTTCTCGATGCGCGTGGGAGCCGCGCCGTCGGCGGTCAGCAGGTAGCCGGACTGGTCCTCGCCGATGACGCCCACGTATCGGGCGTCCGGAGCGAGCGTGGAGAGGTCCAGTCGCGCGTAGTCCGCCGCCGTGGACGGAGGGGTGAAACGGAGAGGCAGTATGCGCAGCGTCCAACCGCCGTCGCAATCGAGCTCCTTTTCCCCGTCGTACAGTCCGATGGGCGCCGGGAGCTTGTTACCGATCAGGTCGCTCCACGTGGACTGGTCGGACTGGCAGCGTCGGGAGACGCTGATGTAGTCGGCGAACGGCTTCCTCAACGTCATGCCGTCCGGCCTCCAACGGTTGCCCCTGTCGGACAGCGGGGTGTCAGGTTCGGCGACGAGGTGGAACGCAAAGGTCAGGTCGGCGAATACGGGCAGGTGCAGTGTCTGGTCGGGACCCCAGTCGCCGCCGAGCCAGTCGAAGCCGATCTTGTCGATGGGGTCGCCGCCCGATGGGGGAGTGTGGATGAGCAGCAGCCATGCGGCCTTCTCCCCGTCGGCGCTCACGTCCTTCGCTTCGGTCAGCGGCGCGCGCTTGTTCCAGATGAGCGCGGTCCGCGCGTACGCGATGTCGCATACCAGGGTCGCTAGCCCCTCGCCAACGTCGCGCCTGCCGATGGAGGGGATGCTGGACTCGTCGCGGCCGAGTGCGAGACGGAAGCTGGACGGGTCGAACTGGAACGCGCCGGCCTTGCGCTGACGCGCCGCGAGCAGGCATACGAAACTGTATCCGTCGGCCGCGGTGACCGCCTTGACTTTCTCGACGCCGGTCTTGAACACGTCGTCGACGCTGCGTTTCTGACCGTCCTGCGAGCTGAGCGTGATACGGATGACGGTTAACGGGTTCTGCGGATCCCCCTTATGGTCCACTTGGGTGACGTACGCTCCCTCCCATGCTTTCCACAGGTCACTGCCTGACGCCCACTTGTCCACGAGCTGCTGTGTGTCCACGAGATCATGCCAGTACTGTGACTGGGGTTTGCGGGCGAGCAGCCACACGATGACGAGGAACAGCATGGCCGGGAGCGCGATGACGGCCGGAAGCGACATGTGCCCGATGTCTTCGGCCAGCCCGCGCATGAAGAGGAACAGCAGGAAGGCAAGCAGAATCAGGCTCGGAGCGCAAGCCAGGATCCTTTCCGAAACGGAACCGTGTTTCAGGAATCCGGGAACGGACACACCCTTGTACACGTGCCTGCGGTCGGCCGCACGGTCGCGCCAGCGGATGAAGCCCATCATGCATGGGAACGCGGCGAGCATGTTCACGGCCAGCACGATCATTCCGGCGGAGCCGGGTGTCGCCAGCACGCCGACTGCCCAGCCCATCCACCATGAGACGCGCCGGACTTCCAGCCAATCCTTGTTGGGGATGATCCCGGCGAGCATGTCCTTCCACCGATGATATGCGGTCATGTCCCTGGGGTCGGGCTGGTCGGTTTTGCGTCCCGAACGCGGCTGGGGGAAACGCGCGGTCAGCCCGCCGAGAAGCATACCGATGAGAAGGAACGGCATGACCGGCAATCCCACCCACCATGCGATCGGAATGATGAGTACGGGTATGGCGAACCACGCCCCTGCCAGAATGGGTTTGGCCTGTCGTGATCGTGCCCTGCTTCGTCGTCTGTATGCCACAGCCAATACATTAGGCGACGGTTAAGGTAAAACAAAATACGTTTAAAAATGTTTTTTGATTTATACGATCAGCGAAGTAAATGGTAGCGCTGATACTGGGATTTCTTTGTTGTCTTGGCGTGTCTATGGGCATCCACGCCGAAACGTGACCGGGATTTGGCGGTCGGTGGGAGTTTGGGCTTGCCTTGTCGTGCCTTGTTGGCTTAGTGTTGCAGTTAGCAAGGGCAGCAAGCGTCATTGAACATGAAACGTATTGGAGGTGGTTGAGATGATGGCTTTGCTCGCAATGGTAGGTTTCACGATCCTGGTGATCATGACTGCGATCTTCCTGCTGATGTTCCTGTTCTTCGGATCCCCGGCCGGAATCAAGTTCACGGAGATCTTCAACTGGGCTACGACCAGCGGCGTCGAATCGGTGTGGAACATCGGTTTCACCGCACTGCTGCTGCTCATCCCGGTCGCGATCCAATTCGGCATCTTCATGCTGAGCCAGCTGATCAGCCGTGACTGGCTGCGTTTCCTCGCAGCGCCGGTCATCTACCTGCCGGTCGCCTGGTTCGTGTTCGACGCGACCCGACAGTACGAATACTTCCAACACAAGTGGATCGTCGCCGCGGCATTGCTCCTGTACGTGGTTCCCATCATCGGCTCCTGGCTGTGGATCATCAACGACTCTTACCGGCGGATCAAGGCGTCCCGCTAGCCGAGTTGGGTTTTCGCCTCGTCGATTACCTGCTGCAGTTCGTCGCCGACCTTGATGTCCTCCATGTAGTAGTACGCGCTGCGCCACTGGCTTGAGTTCGTCTTGCGTTGGGCGGCGCTCACCTTCACGCTTCCCTGAACCCATTCTCCGCTCTCGTCGCGGGTGAATCGGATGATGGCTGTTCGGGCGAGCACCTGCGTGCCGTCAGTCTTATCCAAGATCAGCTGAGGGTCAAGCTTCCTGATCACTTCGGCGGTGCGATGCGTGCTGTCAGTCGACTGGATCATATGCTTCCTTCCTTGTCGCGTAGATGAGGTTCGAACCGTGCCCGCGCATCACGCTGTCGCGCAGCGGGATGGGGCGCTTGTATCCGCCGTTGCGGATGGATGCGGCGAACTCGTATTCTTCGAACGGGAATCCATGTCCGCTGGTCACGTCGTCCAACTGCACCCACCGGTTTCCGGTGTCGGCGCAGGCTTCCGGCATGGTGTACCGGCTGTCCGTCGGGGGTTGCTTGTCGTCGCCGACGTCGTGGATGTCTCCCATGAGCCAGTCGTCGTCGGTCGTCCAGATGATGAGCCGCTGGCACATTTTGAGGTTCATGACGCTTGCCCCGTTGAATCGGGTGAGGAGGTGCCCGTCATGGTTGTGCGCGTGGCCGGCGAGCGTGTGGATGTAGTTGGCTCCGTCGCCGGGCTGCCAGTTGTAGCGTATTTCCGTCTTGTGGTCGGCGCGGACGTATTCCCGGCCGACCTGTCTTTTGATGCCGCTGAGTCGGCGGAATGCGACGCGCTGTCCGGCTGGTTTCCGTGTTTTCACGGGGTCACGTCCTTTCTTTCTTGTGCAGACATTATCAGTGTATCACGTCATGCGATTGGGTGCGATGCCAAATGTCGACTCGGAAAAGCGGAGCCCAACCGAGAACGTTGACGTCCTCCCGTGGTTGAAACCACGGGATTCCAGCATTTAGGATGCTGAGGTTCCGCACGCTCTAACGGCAGCGTCCGACCCGCGATATGCGGGGTGGACGTCTTGCGTCGTAGTGGCGTGCCCGGCTCCGTCCGAGCCGGATAGTTGCCGCCATCCCCTGTCGAGGATGTTTTTGGCGGCGTTCAAATCCGCGTTCATGCGAATGCCGCACTTTTTGCAGTGGAATTCCGCTTGGCTTTCGCGGTTGTTCCTTTCGCAGTGTCCGCATTCGCTGCACGTTTGGGACGTGTATGCGGGGTTGACGAGCATGAGCAGACTGTCGTCCGCCAGTCGTGTCTTGTATTCAAGCTTGCCGACGCCGGAAGGGTAGCCGTCCAATTGGCAGTAGATCGCGCTGATCATGAAGTCCGGGTTGGTGGTTGCGATGATGCTTCGGGTGCCCATGCTCACGCCTCCTTACGGCGAACGGGAATGCATTTCTCTTGGATGCCGCTGAGCACGATGGCCGCAAGCGTGCAATCCTCGTCACAGGTCAATGCCTGCAATGCGATGATTGCGGCGTTCGAGGCACCGGCCAGCCATAACACGTATGCGATGACGGCGAGCGGCTGGGCGCCGAACTGTTCGGGGGCGGCGGCCATGTCGGAAAGCATGTCGAGGGCCGTGTCGAACCGGCCGTTTAGCCACGGGGTCTTGCCGTCGATCGCGTTGCCGAGTGACATTGCGAGCAGCGCGCTCAGACGGGCCTTGTTCTCCTTGTCTTTCGGGTACGCCGCGAGTCCGATCATGTCGGCCGTGCTGATCGTGGAGTCGATGATGCTGGCGATCATCGCGTCGCGGACGTGAAGGTTGTCGCGCATGAGTGCGGTGAGGCGGCGCTTGGTCTCGTCGCTGGTTCTGTCGGTTTCGCTGTCGAGGCTGTACATCCACGCATCGAACAGTGGCTTGCACCATCGTTCGGTCGCGGATTCAGTGCCGTGCTCTTTGGTGTCCTGCCTGTACTGGTCGGCGGTGCGCTGGTATTCGTCTGTCTTGCTCATTTTTTCCTCGCTCGCTCTTTTGTGTGGACATTTTCAGTATATCACGTGGGGTGTTGTTGTCAACCAACCCGCAAACCCGCATAGAATCAGAACCACCCCCCCCCGACAGTAAGGGAAAACCATGGACAGAAAAAAGGCAATCGCCGCCATCCTCGCGATCATCCTCCTCGTCGCCGGCGTCATCGCATGGTCGACATGGCGCAAGCAGGTCACCCGACAGCAACAGGAGGAAAACCGATCCGCCATCGCACGGCAACACCGCAACAACGCCAAACCCAAACCCGCCATCACCAGCCAGCAGGCGGCGGAATACAAGCAGACCGCCATCCAGTTCGAGAAGACAAGCCGCGAATGGGGCACCGACCCGCAGACGGCCGTCAGCGACACGAACGCCGGACAGGACACCAACACGGTGCTCAACCGGCTACGCACCCCCGCGACAATGAACCCGGCCACACTCGACACGGTGTCATCCATCAAACGCGACAAGGACACGGGCCCCCACGCGCCAAGCCCATACTGCGACGGCACCCAGCCGACCGTATGCGCCATGACCCCCACCATGCTCGACTACTGGAGGAACCAGGCATGGATCCTCGGAGCCCGCATGGACGGCACACCCGACACGACAGTCAACGACGACGGAACCATCGACATCAAAGGGCGCATGAAAGTCGTCATCTGGGGAGATACGCAGGACGCACCCGCCTATCAGAGCGACGACGGCACATGGTGGAACTTCACGCCGGTCACCGGCTACGTCAGCTACGCGGACACGCTCACCATCGGCGCGGACGGCCGGGTGAGCCGTCGCGTGGAGAACCTGGACACCGACTTCATCATCGACCCATGGTACGAGACATGGGACTCGAACCCCATGGGAAGCACCTCACGCCTGACGGGGCGAGCACAGGCGAGTATCCCCTTGAAGGGCGGCGTGCCGTCACTGGGCATGAACCATGATCCGAACGTGGGGGTCGTCAAAAACCTCAACGTCATGCAGGGCGGACAGTGGGCGAGGATATTCTCTGAACACTCCGAAAGGATGCAGCAGAGCGAAGGCGACAACAGCTACTAGCCGGGGATGCCCGACGGAAGTCAGCCTTCCGAGCCGCTGGCCTCCTTCTGGATATTGGCCCAATGCTTGTTGCGGAAGAAGTACACGTTGCCAGACTCCATCTGGTCCTTGGTGCGCCACCGGTCGCCCTCATAGCTGTTCCAGCAGCCGTCGCCATCCCAGCCGAAGCAGGGCGGCACGTTGTTCACGTTCCCCTCGCTCATGCGCACCTTGTAGCCGGACGGGTCGGACTTGACCTCCTCGATGATGACGATATGGTTCGTCCACCCGGCGGCCATGTCGCCGGGATGCGGTGTCCGGTCGACGGTCCAGTCCGGGTCGTCCATGAGGTTGATGGGTATGTCCTTCGCCCTGGTGTGCATGCGGATGTTGGGCACGTCCCAGTTGGTGAGCGTGCTGCCTTTCTTCGTCCAGTCCAGCCCGTAGATCATGACGGCGCGGGTCATCGCGTACCAGGTGCATTGGTAGCCGTTGTCGTGCACGGTCTCATACCAGTGGTAGCCGCCGTAGTCGTGGGGGTTGCACACCTTCATCGCCTCGCACATCCAGTCGAAGTTGCCTCGTTTGGCGGGCGCGTCGCCGATCTTGCCGTACACGGCGCCACTGTCGTCGGTTCCGCATGACGCCTGCTGCACGCTTCCGTCGCCGCTCTCGTCATCCCAGGTGGTGCCGTCGTTGTTGGAGCCGTCCTGGAAGTTCTTCAGATGCGTGTTGTCCTTGGTCTTGTCGGGAAAGGTGATGTCCTTGAGCCCCTTGTCGTACCAGTATTGTGCGCTTCCTGTGCGTTTCTCCTCGGCCCATTCGCTTGGGCCGGGTCCTTCGAAGCCGAACAGCCATGCCATCGCCGCGGTCTTCGGGTCGCCGGTGGTCTGCCATGCGCGGAACAGGCGGGTTCCGGCCTTCGCGTTCGGAGCCTTGTATCCGAGGCTCTGATAGTTGGAGAGACGTCCGGCCCCGTCCATCCACCGTGATGTGTTGGAGGGGACGGCGACGAGTTGCGCGAGGACCTTCACCTGCCCGTCGAGGTCGCTTATCTTCGTGTCCTTCAGTCCTATGGAGTCCATTTCGGTGCGCAGCTTCGATCCCGGATTCCATTGAGCGATGCCGTATGCGCCGGAGGCCGGGTTCTTCGCCGTGGGCAGGAACTGGCTTTCCTGTTCGAGGTTGCCGAGGATGCCGGCCACGCCGGCCTTGGACACGCCCGCGTCGGCGAGGTCCTTCGCTATCTTCAGCGCGTTGTCGCTGGGTTTCGACGGCTCGGTGTACCCGTCGCCCTCGGTCTCGTCCGTGTCGCTCACGCAGCTTGCGCTTGAAGCTTCGGCGTCACCGCCTTTCTGCGTGGAGATGGTGGTCATCATGCCGCTGATGGCCGCGCTGATGCCGAGTACCGTCATCACCTGGAACAGGACGGTCGAGATCATGGCTACGGCGGCGATCTTGAGCCCGATGTTCGATTTGCCCACGGGGGAGGCTCCTTCTCAGCGTTCGAGGAACGGCTTGAACTGGCGGTCGATGAACACGTTGTATTCTCCCTCCATGATCTCGGCGGCTTTCTTGCCGTCCTCGATGATCGCGTTCGGGATTCTGGTCTCGCCCCATGTGCTGAACAGGAGTTCCAGAGGCCGGGTCTCCTCCTTGGGATGCTGCATGGCGAATCCCAGCAGCCGAGCCTGGTTCAGGGTCATTAACGGTTTCACCGTGTCATGGGCCCAGCTGGCGGCCGCCTCCCACACGTCGGGGTCGATGTCGACCGGGTCGGTGACCTCATAGGCGAGCAGGTCGCCGTCATCCTCCCGCATGACGCCCGTGGCCGTGTATGCGGCCACCATCGTGAGGGCGAACTCGTTCGGATCGGTGTCCACGTCCGGCTCATGCCCTTGGGGCACGTGCAGCAGCGGGTATCCAAGCACGGTCTCGTTCGGGAACCGTTCGTCGCCTTTCAGGATGAGGAAGGGGAGGCTGATGGCGGGCGTGAACAGTACGCGGTCGTCCGGACTGCCTCCCGGCACCTCGATCAGGCTTGAGGCCGCGTCGCGGATGCGCTGCAGGTAGACGCTGGGGCGTTCCGCCAGCAGGGGGAGCGGGCTTGCGAATCCCTTGAATAGCAGCGGCTGCTGATGTCCTTCCGATTCGTTATTGTTGCCCGTCTCCCGGTCGTCGCCGGTTTGGTTTCCGGTCAGGGGCGTGCCGAACATGTCCGTGTAACTCATGCTGCTGTCTCCATTCTGATTGTCTGGTTCTCCTTGGCTTTTTCGCGGGCGATCTTGTCGGTCGCGGTGGTGGATATCTCCTTGAGAAGGTCGGGCGGTATGACTATTTCGACCGGTACGGGCTGTTTGGATCCGTCGATGAAATAGGCGACGGCGCCGCGGACGGTCTTGCCGTTCTTCTTGACGAGTCGTCTCAGGCTCGCCCACTGCGGTTCCTTGTTGTCCTTCGTGTCGTCCAACGCCATGCGGCGGCGCATCTGTCCGCTGGAGTCCTCGACGTGGAGGAACCGTTCCGCGGCCTTGGCGAGGCTCACGTTGCCGTCCACTTCGGGCGGGTCGTCGAGCGAGAGGATGAATCCGCGGCTGACGCCGCCGTTCATGCCCGCGTCGATGAACTCCTGCGTTTTCTGGCTGGCGAACACCGGGGTGAAACGGCGGGATCGTGCCGTTCGCATCCATTCCTCGACGGTGCAGCTCGCGCCCTTGCCCTTGCCTCCAAGCACCCATGCCTCGTCGACGCCGACCATGCCGTCCCTGCCGGCTATGGAGGCGCCGGCACCCAGCACGATCATGCGCAGCATCCACTGTTGGAGGCGTCCGGTGGCCGTGTTCTCCGAACCGGCTTCGGGGATGAGCGAACGGTTGCCGGCGTTGATCAGCGTGAGGTTCTGGCTGGTGCGCAGGGGGTCGATGTCGTCGCTCATGCCGAAGATCAGGCGCATGGGCTGGAAACTCTTCAACGCTATGCGGATCTGACGGTACACGTCGAGACAGTTGTCGGGAAGGTTCAGCGCGTCGATGTCCCCGCCGCCCTTCATGGTCTGGGCGTAATCGTGCGCGGCCTTGGCTATGGCGGTGCCGGTGACTTTCGCCCCGTGCTGGATGCCGTAGGTCAGCATGGCGGCGATGGCGATCTCAAGCGAGGCGTCATCACTGTTCGGGTGCAGGATGTCGGACAGCATGATGGCGGACAGCTCCTTCGCCCGGTCCGCGTTGTCCATGACCATGAACGGGTCGAACATGCCGTCCGACAGATCGGAATCGACGCGGATGACCTGGCCTCCCGCGGCTCGTATGGCGTCCTCGAAGTCGTCTCCCGACTTGGGGTTGATGAGGATGCATGGGGTGAACCCGCCCTCGCGGGACCTGATTCTGGACCATTGGATGAACAGGCTCACCAGCAGCATGCTCTTGCCGGAGCCCGTACGTCCGGCGATGACGATGCCGGGCGCGCGATCCTGATCCTGTACGGTCGTTGTTCCCACATAGACCGGCTGACGGTTCGCCTCGGTCATCCCGACCAATGCACCCCAGTCGTCGCCGGCGCGCGCGAAACTGCTCGCCCCGGCGCCGGTGATGCAGGTCGCCGACCAGTGCATCTCATAGGGGGTCATGCGGATCGGGGAGCATGCCTGCATGCTTTTGAACGCCATCAGCTGCTCGTTCGCGGTCGTCAGGTTCGTGAACTCCAGGCGGGGGATGCGGGACAGGGAGTCGACCGCCATCTGCGAGTTGCCTGCGACACAGGCGGCCACGCTCAGGTCGAGGATGGTCGGGGGCATGTCGGGGGACTCGTAGATCGACTTCTTGTAGTCGAGGAGACGCTGTATCTCCTTCATGTCTCCCGTGGCCTCATGGTTCTTCTCGTACCGGTCCTTGATGGCCTCGTCGATGGTGCGGCTGTTGCGGCGGATTTGGTCGGCGGTCACCTTCGACGGTTCGACCCTTCCGCGGATGCTCACGCCGACCGCGTTCGCCCCTCCCGCGTTGCCCACTTCGAGGAGCTGGGCGAGCCACAGGTTGGAGGGGTCGGAGATCGCGGACTGGGTGAACTCGCTGGACCGGGCGAAGCACACGCTGGCCGGATACTCGTTGGGGATGTTCCAGTCGGCGCAGTCGACCTCCTGGTCGTAGAGCTTTTTCGCGTTGCGGCACACGTCTGCGTCGGGGAAGAAATGCAGGTGGTCGTTCTCGGCGATGATGGGCAGTGCGCTGGCGTTCGCGCGGCTGACCCACCATGTCTCCATCATGCTCACGAGCCGTTCCCGTTCCTGGCTTTCCATGACGCTGAACGGTTCGAGGCCGGCGTTGAGCATGATCCTTTCGATGATGTGCGCGTCGGGCAAGTATTCCTCGAACATGGGGCACCCGTTGGCGATGCTGTAGCTCATGCGGTCAAGCGACTTCATGCCCCGCTGCATGAGTGTTTCGCCGCGCGGAGGTCTGCCCGATCCGGCCAGGTTGAGGGGAACGCCGATGACGGCGAACTGCTTGCGGGTTTTCATGCCGCGGTAATAATAGTTCTGGTATTCGCCCAATGGCTCGTCCCTCATCAGGGATGGGGCCGCGTAGGGTACGGGCATGCTGCCTGCGAGCAAGTGAAACTCCCGGTATTCGCTTTTGAGCAGACTGCGGTATCGCATTCCGGCGACGGTGACCTGCGCGGCGAGCCCGTCAAAGAACGCCATGATCTGGTCCGCGACCTCGCGGCGCTTGCTGTCGTTGGCGCCGTCGATCAGCGCGGCGCTCCACGGGATGTTCGCCCAGAGCCACACCGTCCTGTCGGGTGTGGCCGCGCGCAGGAGCCCGTATTCGCTGGCCGGGCTGATGAAGCTCTCTGGACGATAGATACTGCCTTTTGACATATTCCCTACTCTAGGCGAGTTGTCTGTATCGTCCAAATATGTTTGTCAGGCGTTGAATCGCAAGGATTCCCAGGATTCATCCCACGAGATACACTGTGAAGCTCTGCGCAGAATCCGGCCTTGTCAGGAGTTTCGGGCGACCGTGTTGGCCTGGGTCATGGACATGGCCTCGTCGATTTTCCGCTCCAGTTCCGGCGTCAGCATGAGATCGTCCGCGTAATGGAACGCCTTGCGCCACAGGGTGCTGTCCCTGGAGCGCCGCAAGGCCACGGACCCCTTGTACGATTGGAGGCGGAAACCACGCCCCCCATCGTCGGCGTACAGGCGCAAAGCCCTCACCAGGACGGGAGTCCCGTCATTCAGGGTGGACTCCAAGGGCGGGTCCAGTTTTATGATGATGTCGGCGGTGACCGCCCTCAGTTCCGTCATGATTCCACCCGCTTCCTCGTGATGAACATGCAGCTGGTTCGTGATCCGGCGATCACCTCGTCCAATGGTCTCGGATCATCGTCCCATTCCTGCGTGCACAGGATGTAGTCCCTCAACGGGAACCCGACGCCGGTCGTTATCTGGTCGACCTCGACCCACCGGGTCGCCTTCCGGTCCAGTATCCCCCTGGGCGTGGTGTATCCGGCGGAGGACACCATGCCGCGCCGGTAATGGTCGCCGATGGCGTGAATCCGGCCTTGGAGGTATGCGCGTTTCTCGTCGTCGACGTAGAGCGTGAACCTTCCGCTGAACCGCATGCTTTCGAGGCTGGCTATCCAGTTGAACGGGATGAGAGCTCGGCCGCCGTTCTTCTCCGCGTGCTCGCGGATGATGTCGATGATCGTCCGGGATGTGCGGAGGTTGTAGATGACCCTCGTGTCCTCGCTCAGTTTGACCGTCTTGACGCCGACCGAGGTCTTCTCGCTCATGCGCAAGAGTATCGTCCGTCGGCTTATGAGGCTTTCGTACATCAGTCGGCTCCTTCCTTGGGGATGATCCTGGCGACCGGGATCCGGCCGTTCCGGTAATTGACTTCGCTTAGAGGCTTCTTCTCGGCCTCCGTGACGTACGTGTAGTCTGCCGGGGCGAGTCCTTTGAACTGGCGTACGTTGTCGAGCGCGAACCAGAATCTTCCCGGCATCACGTTCCAGGGTTTCGGCCGTCGATAGGATTCGTCGTCCCATTCCTCCGGGTCGTAGTATTTGCCCGATGCGGCCACGTCGCCGATGAGCATGAGATCGGTCTTCAACGCCCACAATATGATGTGGTCGATGTCCTTCAGCGATGAGGAGTTCTGCATGCTGTACACCCACAGGACGCGGCCGCCGTGGTGGGCGGCGAAGTCGAGGTGTTCGGCGATGACGGCCTTGGGCGGAAAGTAGGGCGCGAACTGCTTGCCGCCGTGGTGCGAGTATCCGATGCGGGTGAGCACCGTGGTCCCGCTGATTGTCTCATGTCCGTTCATGGTTTCATCCTATCATGTGCAGACTTTTTCAGTATCGCACGTCGGAGTGGCGGAAAGCCGCCGCCAATACAAGAACGACGGAATCGGCGCGACGATCCCCGCAGCCAAGAAGACGGTGCACAACACCAGTCTGACCCGTCCCGGCGAAGCCAGAAGAACAACGAAGACGACGCCCGCGACGGCGTACAGGACGCCCGAGCACACCATCGCGGCGAACATGCTCCACGCCTCCCTCGTCTCCCGTTTCCGGGCACGCGCGGCGGCCCGACCGTCAGCATCCATCGCTATCCCGTCCTTTCCAGGACGGGTTCTTCTGCCGTTCGCACTCCTCCTTGAGGAACGGATAGGTCTCCGCGATCTCGTCCAACACCATGACCTTCAGCCCGGCCTTCCCCTCGTCGGGAACACACAGGAGCAGCCGGTCGTAGTTGGTCAGCATGTGACGCACGTAGTTGACCGTCCAGCGCTGCTTCGTCCGGCTGTCGGCGCGCTCCTCGCGGCAGTCCGCTACGCTCCGGTTCTTCTGCCGAAGGCTCATGTGCTGGAGCGCGGCCATCTTCCTCAACTGGGTTTCGGGTACGAGCCGGATGCGTATGCGGTCGCGCACCGGTCGCCCGGGCTGGTCAATGCTTGTTTGCCCTGTCAAGATGCCCTGCCTTTGCCCGACGCCGGCGTGTACCCGTTGAACGAGCATTGGGTGCGGTCCGCGACGTCCAGGGCGAACGGGTCCGTCAGGGGGAGTGGCGTCCACTGTTCGTCCCCCACTGTTTTCACGACGACGTTCAATGGCATCCAATGACCGGTCTTGGGATTGGTGGCTCCCGTGATCGTGGTTTCGACCACGATGGCCGGCTTCCCGTTGATGGTGATGACGGGGCGGAGTCGTTCGCCGGGGTATTGGATGGTGGCGTACTCGGCGACGGGCTTGCCCGTATCGTGTTCTTCCGTCAATGTTCAGGCTCCTTTCCGAAGGTCTCTTTCTTCATGGCCTCGTACACCTGCTGTTCCTGTATTGCGTCGGACAGTGCTCGGTGGGCCTCGTTGTCCGCGATCCCGTAGTAGACGATCAGGTCGGTGACGCGATGGCGCAGTCTCATGGGGTGCAGGCGTCTCGCCATTTCCAGCGTGTCCGTCCAGGGATGGTCGAATGTGGTGCCGGCCAGCGAGGCCATCATGTCGAGGAAGCCGATGTCGAACGGCGCGTTGTGGGCCATGACCACGGTTCCGGTGTGCAGCCACCGGTCGAACATGCGGGTCGTCTGGATGACGTCTGGCTGGCCGATGAGCATGCGGTTGGTGATGCCGGTCAGCTGCGTGACTTCCCATGGGATTATCGCGCCGGGGTTGATGAGTGTTTCGAACGTGTCGGCGCGGTGTCCGTTGGTGACGCGGACGGCGCCTATCTCGATGGGCATCGCGCCCGTCTTGACGTCGAGTCCGGTCGTTTCCAGGTCGACGACGACGTAATCGGACAGCGGGGCTCGCATGGGGTCCAGTCTGCGTGGGTCCCGGTATGTGTGTCGTGTCCTTTCCGGCATGGCTGTCTCCTATCGGCCGGTCGCGCTGGTGTTGTCGCGCGTGCTGTCGCCTGCTTCGAGGATGTGCCGGATGATGTTTACCGCGGTGTCCTGGTCCCAGTCCTGTCCGGCGTATTTGTTGAGGGTCGCGGCCATTGATTCCAGTTCCTTGGGGGTGCGCTGGCGTTTCGCGCCGGCGGTGTAGTTGCGGCGTTGCATGAGTGCGACCTGTTCCCGGTCGAGGAGTGGCATGATGGCGCCTTGGTCGACCGGGTAGCGTTCTTCGAGTTCGTCGGTGAGGATGCTCATTGTCTTCCTTTCTGGATGCGAATACTATTTTGTGTGGACGTCAACAGTATATCACGTCAGAAGGGTCTTCGAAGGCGGGGACGATCAGCACGACACCACGTAGTCGGGATGCCGCACGCAGTAGTCGCGCACGGACGTCAGCCACAGGATCGCCGCCGCCACCGTGGCATGAGAAGTTTCATACCGGTCCACGAGCATGCCGCGGTCCGCGCGCCGGATGGCGGCAAGCGCCTCGGTGATGCGACGCGCAGCCTCGCCCCCGGTCAGACCGTTCAGATCATGCCGTGGGTTGACATGGTAGGCGGCGTACAAGCCGCTCAAGGCGGTCGAAGTCGTGTAGCGCCTGCCTTTCGACTCGCCCCACTCGAAATCGCCTTCACGCCCGCACACATCATAGAGGCAGTCCGCGGGGATGTCCCGGCGGGCGACATACAGGTCACCGCTCACTCCGACTCCTCCTCCGCCCTTTGGATACGTTCCCCGATCCACCGCATGACCGGTACGGCCATGCTGTTGCCCAACGCCTTGTACCGTTTCGAGTCCGGCGCGGGCTTGCCCCGATACGGCACATCCGTATACCCGTCAGGGAAACCCTGCAGCCGTTCACACTCCACCGGGGTCAGACGGCGCACCGTCAGGCCGGCCGTCTCGTCGTCATCCATGCCGTCTCCTTTCGGGGGGGGGATAAGCACCTGCATGTTGCCCGTGCTGAGCGTCGCGCCCATGTCCGTCTGAACCAGCGCGCCTTTCCCGCCGCCTTCCGGCTTGCCGCAACGCACCTGCAGGGTTACGGGAGACTCAGGATTCACTGCCGTCCCTTCCGACGGATATATGTACGGGTTGGCCTTGAAGGCGTGGGCGGTCAACGTGCCCGCGCAATCCTCGTCAGCAGCGGAGTTCACGGCCATGTCCATACGGCACACGTACGTCTGGTTCTTGCCCGGACGGGCGGCCAGAGCGCCGCTGACCGGCGTCTCACGGATCTCGTTCCTCTGGTTCTGGGCGAACGGGAGCACGGCGGGCGCATGATCGGTTTTCAGCGTGGGCGACGTGTCTTCGGATATGGCGAGGCTCCCTGCATGGCCGCTTACGCCTGTGTTCGTGTTGAACGCCACGGCCATGCTGTTGTTCGTGTCCAACGTGTCGGCCACCTGACCGTCCTTGACCGGACTGCCGTTGCTGTTCGTGTTCGCGGTCTGCACCGTCAGCACCGCCTGCTGGTTCTGGCCGCTGCCGCCTCGCGCCGCCAAGGTGGGGCTCACGCCATCGGCGGAGTAGACCCGCCGGGCTTGGTTCTCCCCTCTGGTGAGGTTTCCTCCAACGCCCTGATCTGCATCTCCAACGCCGCCGCGAGCCGCTTGGGCAAGGGCTTTCCTCTTCTCCCTGCCCGACGTAAAATCCCACGACAGGCCCTGCTCGTCAAAAAGTACTTCCGCGGCACGCTGGTCTCCAAGATGTCCGACAAGAAACAGACGTTCGCGCCGCTGGGGTACGTCGAAGAACTCCGCATCCAATACTCGCCATGCCAGACCGTACCCGAGCGCATCCATTTCGGACAGGAGCTGCCTGTAAGACCCCCCCGCTCGCTTGAGAGCGCTCCCGGCACGTTCTCCCAGACAAACCAAGCCGGACGGAGTTCACGTACCGCTCGAATGTACTCGAACATGAGTCCGGATGCTCCGGCGAGTCCTTCCCGTTTTCCGGCGATGCTGAAGGACTGACATGGAGATCCCCCAACAACAATGTCTGCTGTTCCCACATAAGGAGTCCAATCCACTTTTGTGATGTCCCCGAGATTCGGGACGTTCGGATAATGGTGTTTCAGCACGGCGCTGGGGAAGGGGTCGATTTCGCAGAACGCTATCGGCTCCCATCCGAGTGGCCGCCATGCGACGGTCGCGGCTTCGATGCCGCTGAACAGGCTGACGTATTTGAGTTTGCGCATGTCAGCTGGGGCGGGGTGCGTTGGATTCCTGTGTGGTCGTGGTGATGAATGACCCATCCCATGGTGTCATCGGCGGGGCTCCTCTCGTGGATTCGCGTACAGTTTTTGTGTGGACTGTTACAGTGTATCACGTGAGAAGTCGGATGGGGCGTTAAGGTCAGAATCGTTGCGGGTCGAATGTCTTGCATCCGGTGCGGTTCGGCTGTTTGTTGCCGAAAAGCGGCTTGCACGTGGTGAGCTTGAGAATCTGAGAGACGGGTATCTGCGTCTCATTCCATTTGAGAATCAACACGCCATGCTCTTTCAGGACGCGGAAACACTCGCCGAACATGGTCTTGATGTCTGTTTGCCATGTCTCTCGGTCGAGGCACCCGTATTTCTGCGCCATGTAGCTCGCCTCTCCCGCATTGCGCAAGTGTGGCGGGTCGAGCACGACCATGCGGAACGTCTCGTCAGGGAACGGCAGATCGCGGTAGTCCATCAGCATGTCCGGTCTGACCTCGAATCTGCGTCCGTCACATAGTTCCCAACTTTCGTCGCGCACGTCACCGAAGAGCACACGGCTGTCTGACTTGTCGAACCAGAACATTCGCCCGCCGCAAGCAGGGTCAAGAACTGGCTGATATGCGTTCATTTGTCTGCCTCCATTTCCTTGAGGATTCGATTGCATTCGCGGCGGATACGTTGCACCTCGGTCTTGGTGAGGATGATGTAGTATTGGCCGGTCGATGTGCGGAAGACCATTCGCGCCATCGGCCTGCCGTCTACGGTGTTGAAGGCGTCTAGACTGAATCCGCCGTCGTCCATCCAGTTCATCTTGTGTTTCCCACCTTGTCGTTGAGTTCGAGCAGGTCGCGCAGATTCTGGAGGATCCGATCGCGTTGTTCCAGGTATGTCATCTTGTTGCTCCGATCTTGTTGTTGAGCTGGTAGGCGATGCCTTCGATTTCCGCTGGCGTGAAGTCTGCGAGGGTGATGTCTTGGATGCCGTCCACGAGGCTGGCGCTGCCGGCGGGTTGAGTAGTTGGCTGGTCATTTATGCGCTTCCTTGACGATCGTGTCGATGATGACGTCCACGAGGTCGGGCACGTCGACGTCCATCGGTCCGGTGATGTGGCCAAAGGACCGGCTCGCGTAGACTTCATCCCACTGTTCCGCGTATTGCGGGCGAATCATGTCACCATGCTCGCCGAATTCGTCGAAGACGGCTTCCACGCAGGCCTTGCGCAGGTCTTTGTTGTAGGTCTTGCTGTCCATCGGATGCTCCTTTGGTGTGGCTTTCAGGCTTTGAATTGTTTGATGCTGTCAATCGGCTGGATAAGGAGCATTAAGAGTTGCGTTGAGTCCATATCGAACACCGGAGCGGCTTCTTCGATTTCCTTGATTGTCAGCGGAATGCTGCCGTCAAGCCGCTTGTCGACGGTGTTGAGCGTGCAACCCCACGCTCACATACACGACAATCTCATCCGGCGCGACCGACGCGGTAATGTCGGGGACCGCGAGTTCCGCCGCCCCCTCCGCGACGCGTTTGCTCGCCCAATACTGTGGGCATAGCGGACACGCCTATGCTCGCGCTCCTCGTCGGTGAGCGGTGGTGTCGGCTCGTTTTCGTTCGGGTTCATCGTCCTCTCTACCTTTCTCCGCAATCCCAACGGTCGTAGCATGCGGGGCATTCGTATTGCGCGTATTCGGGATTCCACTTGGCGTGCTCACGGCATACCCGATGCCAGCAGGCTTCGCATATCCTGCCGCAGTCCGTGCAGTTGACGCGCCTGCAATACGGGCATTTCATCGCATGCTCCTCGCATAACGGTATGCCGCAACCGCCGCAGTGGTCCACCACGTCGTCCGGCTCGTATGGGCCGTGGCTTGAATCTTCGCAGGTTTCTTTCGTGTTCATGATGGTTCCTTTCATTCCTTGCCTAGCAGTTCGAGTCCGCAGCACACCACTTCCCATACTGAGCCGTCGATAGCGATGAGCATGTCGGATATGCGGTATCTGCTCGCGTGCGGCAGTTCCCCGCCCTGGTCGACGTATGACCGCCAGTTGCAGTCGAACATGCCATAATCATCAGCGTCGGCCGCGTACGACACATCAGACGGTTCCATGCCGGCGAGCCGTTGGCGGGACTTGGGGTCGAGCGCGTGCCAGTGTCGGTCCTTGTCGTCGTAGATAAGAGACTCAAAGTCGGCGCCGTCCAGTACGGCGAGTATCGCCTTGCGGGCGGTCGTGTGGAAAGATGCTGTTTTCATGATGTTCGTCTCCTTTTCGTCAGCTCCATGCGTCCCCGTTTGATGGCAGTGGCGTTATCCTCCCGCCCGCCGGTGAAGCCATCAAAGCGTTTTTACGTGCGATGCGAATTCCAATGCCTTCTCGCCCTTGTCGGTCAGCACGTCGAACACTTGGTCGATGTAGTATCTGCGTTCCAGCACGCCCAGATCCCGTAGTCGTTGTGATTCCTCCTCCGAGTCGACCACGCCCTGCGGTTTAAGGTCTGTCAGGATCGCGATGTCCCCCTTGTCCAACAGGGGCGGGTCGTCGGGTTCCAGCAACGCCTTCAGACGATCCGCCTTGTCCTCCAGGCCGGATACGACTGCGGCCAGCGAATCAGGCATGGCTGTATCCGCACCGTCGCACAGGCCGACCCACCGACTGCGCTTGTCTACCGCCTTGTCGAGGCATTTGTCCGCTGTGAGAGTGATTATCCGCACGCGGAACTCGTTGAAGTCGCAGACTCCTTTATGGCGGTCGTAATCCCGCCAGACGAAGGTGCCATTCGGACGAATCGAGCATTCGAGGAACACGAAAAGCCTGTGCTCAGGGACTTCGCGGATGTCCGCTACGCGGTCGGAGTAGCTCGATTCGACCAAAGTGAACTCCACGCCTTCCTTGCCCAGCCGGTCCAATAGGTCGCGGACGGATCGCAGGGTCTTCTCGATTTTCAACATTTTTCGTTTCTTTCTAATTGCTGTATGTCGTTAACGGTCGTGTACGTCAGGCCGACGCGACGTAGCGTTCCATGGCCTTCCGCCCCAGTTCGGTCAGCCCGTCGCGGTCAATCAAGCTCCTGTTGAACATGTTCCTATAAAACGGGTCGTCCGGGTCATACTCCAGAAGACGCTCCTTCTGCGGGTCGCGGAGGAACCTTTCAAGGCGTTCGCATTCGTAAGGGGATAAATCCATTGCAATCGGGTCGGCTTTGATGAGGTCGCGCAGTCGGTTTGCCGCATCCTCGTATTCCGCTTTCCTTCCGGCCAGCTTGTCGGGGAGAGGCATCTCGTCGGCCTGACCGTCGAGATCCCTGCGAAGATGCGTCCAGGATTTCGTGATGTTGTCCGCTTTCAGCATGTAGCCGCGAGCGAGGTCCAAAAGCAGGTTCATCCGAAACCACGCGAAGGCATCGGGATACGAATTCCACCTCATGTGAATCACGCCGTCCATGCCGACCCACGCGAAACAGCGACACGGCTCATATACGTCAATGGTCATCGCCGCATCCTCGTAATCGCTTTTCGTTTCGGCGTCCGCATCCTTGATGGACATTTCGATCCCGAGTTCATGCAAGGTGTTTTGGAGGTCACGCAGTTCCTTCAGCGTCTTCTCGATTTTCAGCATTTCCGTATCCCCCTATGTCCTCTAATGGCAGTATTCGCAGTAGCCGTAGTCGTCGTCTGCCTTCGTCGGCTCCGTCCGCTTGTCGCGGATCATCGACCACACGCCGGCGGCGGCGCCGGCCACGACGAAGAGGCATCCTGCGATTGTCAGAACGATATGTGGAATGGTCAACGTCTTGCGGCTGATTGCCGCCATGTCACGGCGTTTCCCGTCTGCGCCAACTGTTCGTATGATACGAACAGTTGCCCATGGCGTTCTCTTGAGCCGTTCCCACTGTCCGTTGTATGCGATGCCGATGTTCTCGCAGATTGGTTTCAATGCCGCGTAGATTTCACCGTCATCGGACTTTTGCGCGATCATCATGCTCCCGTTGAACGGAATCTCGACGATATCGCCGTTCATTTGGTTGCCTCCGCGTAGAGAATGTCAATCATGTCGAGGGTGTTGTATTTGGCTTGGAGTTCTTTGGAGCCTCTGCGCATGGCTTTCGCCAAATCTTTTGGAACGATCGTCATTCCCGTGGTTCCGTTTTCCATATTCTTGGGGATGATGGCGGCGAACATATCATCTGGCAGTTTTGTGAGGAGGCTTAGCGCTTTAACGGACATGCCTAACTCTCCTCGCAGATTGCACAGGTAGCCGTTGTCGGTGAGATATTCGAGCTTCTGTTGTCTGGTTTCGTTCATTTGTGGTCTCCTAGTATTCGACGGCTTCGATGCGCGTGATGAAGAAGTGGATGCCTGGAGCGCATTCGTTCCACCGGTCGGGGTCGAAGTCTTCGACGGTCACGGTTTCGCCTTTTTTGTAAATGAAGTCCGTGTCGTATCTGCTGTATGCCGTGGTATCCGGCTTGAGACTGTGGCCGTCAAGGTCTTGCAGGTCGAGCACTTGGGCTTTGCTGGCGCGGCATTTACGACCCGTGGCGTTGGAGCGCTGCGCGTCGGACGGGACAAGCAGTTTCACGATGACTGGCGTCTTAAAAGACATTCTGCCGTCTATCCATGCTTTTTTCCAGCCGATTATGTCGCCATCGTCCGGGAGGATGCACGTCTGCGCGATGATAAGGTCTGCGTCGTCGGCATTGGTTATGTCGGCACCGCTTAGGTTTGCACCGCTTAGGTTTGCACCGCTTAGGCCGGCGGCGCGCAGGTTTGCGCCGGTCAGTTTTGCATCGCGCAGGTTTGCATAGCTTAGGTTTGCGCCGGTCAGGTCGGCGTCGCACAGGTTTGCATCGTGCAAGTTTGCATCGTGCAGGTTTGCACCGTGCAAATTTGCGCCGGTCAGGTCGGCACGGCGCAGGTCGGCACGGCGCAGGCCGGCACGGCTCAGGTCTGCGCCGCTTAGGCCGGCACGGCTCAGGCCAGCGCCGGTCAGGTCTGCGCCGCTTAGGCCGGCACGGCGCAGGCCAGCGCCGGTCAGGTGGGCATCGCGCAGGTTTGCACCGTGCAGGTCGGCACGGCACAAGTCGGCGCCGGTCAGGTCGGCATCGCGCAGGTCGGCATCGCGCAGGTCTGCGCCGCTTAGGCCGGCACGGCTCAGGTCGGCACCGTGCAGGTTTGCATAGCTCAGGTCGGCGCCGGTCAGGTCTGCATTGGTCAGGTCTGCATTGGTCAGGTCTGCATGACTTAAGTCAAACCCGCGCAGGTCGGCGTTGCGGAGGCAGTCGCGCCCGTATTCTTCGAGGATGGCCTCGATGCTGTCGCCCTTGAGGGTGCCGTGTGGCGTGGTGATTTTCATTGGGTTTCCTCGTTGTATGTGGGATTTCGGCTCTGTTGTTTCGTCGTTGAATGTGGATACTGTGGGCTGTTGCATGGTTTTCCTTTGTTTGGCCGCGGATGGCGCGAACATCTTTGTGTGGACTACTACAGTATATCACGTGGGGGCTTGCTTGATATCGGACAAGCCCCCACTATTCCGGTCAGCCGCGTGCGAAGCCACGCGACAACACGGTCACCAGCGTCGGATCCGCGTCATCATCATTCCGCACCGCCGTGAGGATATCACGGCGACCCGTCCACAACAGGTTGTCCGCCTGCTCCTGCGACAGGCCCTCAAGGTCGCCGTCCGCGTTGAAGTGCACGTACTGGTGCTTGTCGGGATCCCAGCCGCCGTACTCGCGGGCCTCTCTGATGCGTTCCTCGCTCATGTCCTCCAATCCCAGTCCGGCGGGGTTGGTGCTTTTCGCGATCCGGTAGACGCCGACACTCGTGTTGTACGGGTCATGGTCCAGACAGTCGTTGACCGCGCGGTTCAACAGCATGGAGCGTTCCCCGGTCATGGTCGCGCCGTCACTGTCCTCGACCGCCTGGTCGAGCAGCCGGTGGCGGCGGTCCTCCAACCATTCGTCACAGTCGAAACCGTCCGGCATGTCGTCGATGAGGTCGCCTTCCGTGAAGCCCCAGTCGTCTCCTGTGGCGTCGAAACCGTCGCCCAGATCCTTGTCGGTGACGAAATCAAGACGGTGGTTCACGTGCACGTCCTGCGGGACGATGCTGACGGCGCCGGTGTCGTCGTCCTCCATCATGGAGTACTTGTGCCATCCGTCAGGCAGCGTGCTTCCGTCGATGCGCCCGTCGTCGATCGCGTATCCTTCGACGCGGGTCCCGTCGGGGCGGTCGAACTCGATCTTGCGCGCCTCGTAGGGGTCGAGGCTGGCCGCGAGCTCGACCGGCGGCGCTGCCTCGACGGTGGACGTGTTGTCGCGGATCATGTCCACGGTTGGCGTCGCGTTGGCCTTGCCCTCGTTGTCGAACTCGCCACTGGGGCGTCTTCTGCGTCGTTTTGCAATGGCGCTTTTTCGTGGGTCTGTCAAAGTCCGCCGCCTTTCGCCCGGTCACGCAAGGCGGCACGGCCGCTCCGTGTCATCTTGCGTGGACGTCTACAGCATATCACGTCGGCTTGCGTGTTTCACTGGTTGCGGCGGCGTTCCCCGCGTTCCTTCCACTCCCTGATCGACTGTTCCTGCGCAGCGTCCTCGTACGCCCGCTCCTCGTCGCTTTTCACATCATGCGACTTGCAGGCGAGCCATCCGAGGATGAAAAGGAGCATGAACACGAAGGCGGTCAACGTCACGGCTATCGCCATTGCGGCAAGTGTCCCCAACATCAGATCTCGCCTCCTTCCCCATAACCCTGGGGCATGTCCTTGAACTTCGAGAACGCGCCGAGGAACGCCAGGGTGAACGTGTCGGTCGGCCCGTTGCGATGCTTCGCCATGATGACGTCGGCCTCTCCGGGCCTGTCCTCACGGTCGTACACGTCCGGGCGATGGACGAGGAACACCACGTCGGCGTCCTGCTCGATGGAACCGGATTCACGCAGATCGGACAACTGGGGTTTCTTGTCGTTGCGCATCTCCACGTTCCTGTTCAACTGGGAGAGCACGACCACCGGCACTCCCAGCTCCTTGGCGAGCAGCTTCATCTGACGCGAATACTCGCTGACCTCCTGCTGCCGGTTGTTGGTCGGCCTGCCGGACGACATGAGCTGCAGGTAGTCGATGACGACGAGTTTCAGGTCGTCGGACTGCTTCAGGCGACGGCATTTGGCGCGTATGTCGGTGATGTTCAGGCCAGGGCTGTCGTCGATGTACAGGGGCTTGTCCTCCAGCTTGGACCACATGACGTTGAGCGTGTCCCAATGCTCCTGGGTGATCTTGTCCGCGTTGCGGAACGCGCTGAGCGGGATGTCGGTTTCGGCGGAGTTGATGCGCTGCATGAGCTCCATGCGGCTCATCTCCAAGCTGAACACGACGGTGCACATGTCATGGTGCAATGCGGCGGAGCGGGCGAAGTCCATGCCGAGCGTGGACTTGCCCATGGCGGGACGTCCGGCCACGACCACCATCTGCCCCGGTTGGAGGCCGCGGGTCACTTCGTCGATGTCGCGGAAGCCGGTCGGCACCCCGTCTGGGATGACGCCCTGCTGGATGTTGTCGATGTGCCGGAGCAGTTCCTCATCCGCCGTATGGGCGTCCACATAGTCGCGGGTGGTTCGCTCGTCACCCAGGGTGAACGCCTCGTTCAGGGCTAGGCTGATCGCGTCGGAAACGTTGCCGACGTCGCTTGAATGGCCGAGCTGGGCTATCCTCGTGCCGACTTGGATCAGCTTTCGCTGGCGTGCCGCGTCCTTCACGGCCTGCGCGTAATAGGGGAGCGACGCGGGTGCCGGCGCGGCCGCGACCAGTTCGGCGAGATAATCAGAGCCGCCCACTTTCTCCAGATTGCCGTGCTTGTCGAGCTCGCCGGCCAACAGTTCCGGAGTGACGGCGCTTACCTTGTCGGACGTGCTTCTGATCTGATTGAAGATGATCTGGTTGACGGGCGAGTAAAAGTCGGTTTCCGCCAGAAGACGGAGACCGTCGTCCAATGCGCGCCGGCCGACGAGCATGCATCCCAGCACGGTTCTCTCGGCCTGCTCCTTGTGGGGTTGGTTCCCCTGGTCGAATATGTCGCTCATGCCTGTTCTGCCTTTCGATTCTTATTCATAACTGCTCACGCAGTTTTTTGATGGACGATGATTTCCGCACCGTACTCGTCTGCGAGGTCTATCCGGCTGGTGATTTCCGTGCTGGCTGTCATTTGCCTGATGGATGAGAGCAGAGTGCTGAAGCGCCGGCGGCTGTCCGCGTCCTCCCCGTCCGTGTCCTTGTACGCGGTTTCGAGTTCGTCGAATCTGTCTATGATCCGTTTCCATTCGTCCGATACGTCGCGCATGACATGCAGGTGCGGGCGTACGAGTGGCACGGCCTTGATGAGCCGCATGCACCGGTCGAAGTCGCCGTAGTCGTACGGGGCGAAGTCGTTGGGCAGCCCATTGAAAAATCCGTGGCATGGGTTGCCGGTCACGTGGCTGACGATGCTCATGCTGCTCAGGCCGGTCTGGCCGTTGACGAGCCAGTCGGCGAACAGGATTATGGGCAGGTGTTCGGGTGGTTTCCGTCTTGTGTTGTCTGGCTGTTTCATGCATCTCCTCTGTGTGGACTTTCACAGTGTATCACGTGGCGCGGCGACTACTGACGTGATACACTGTAACAGTCCACACAAAACGAGATCCCCAGGAAGGGAAACACAAGAAGGACACACCATGACAACCCTCATAGACGCCCTCGCCCAATGCCTCGGCGAGGCATTCGTCGCATCACTCGTCGTCGCGCCCGCATGTGCGATCGTCGCGGCGGCCACACTGCTCGCGGCACGGACCGGAACCATCGCAAAGACGCGAACCCTGATGGCGAACCTCGCCGTCCTCACCATCGTCATCGGCATGGGATCCGGAGTCGCCGCACTCATCCTCCACAACATCGCCCTCATCCTCCACTGAAAAGAACCGCCCCCCCCCATGACAAAGGAAAACAACACCGACACCATGACCGCCGAAACGAACCTCATCAAGCCCGCGACAACGGACGAAACCAGATACGCGCAACTGCAGGACGCCATCGCCGACAACCAGGAGCACATCGATGCGCTCAACCACTTCTGCGACGCATACAAAAAAGCGTACGCGACCGGCATCGTCCCCCCATACGAGCGGAAGGACGACAACGGGAACACCGTCGAAATCCACCCCGGAGGAGAAGTCTCGAAAGAAAACGCCCTCCGCATGGTCAACAATCTCACGTTGTGGATCGGGGCTTTCGAGGCCGACCGCGACGTGCTCCGCTGGAACAGCTACGACCGTTCCCTCAACGCATTGCCCACGCCCACGAAACGGGTCAACCCCGACCTCGCTCTGCGCGGCATCAGCGCCCGGATGCAGGGCGAGAGCCCGATGATGATCCAACTCGACCGGGAGGTCTGGGAGTCCCAACTGCCGGGGGCGAGGTGACATGGCGACGACATACCATCCACTGAAGAAAGACATGGTAAGGCTCGTCCAGCTCCACAAGAAACTGACCTCGTGCGCCGACGGCAAGGCCGGCGGCGCACTGGAGCCCGACGAAGCGTCACGGAAGGCGGTCGAGGCGGTCGACGCCGTCATCGGACGGAAAATCGCCCCATCGTCCACCGGCCCGCTGGTGCGCCTGCACAAGCTGTGCGAAAACGGGTGGATACGTCAGGCGGCTGACGAGATGCCGGTCATGTTCCCCGATCTGGAACATCCAGAACGGTGGCAGTCGGCACAGAACAAGAGAAGGAGCAGACGGTGAAGGACATCCCCTGGCACCGCCTCGTGTTATCCGACCCTGAGTGCCGTGCCTACATAAAGCAGCATCAAAGCGCGGGGTACGCTCACCACGCGACGCTCGCCGCCTATAACAAGGACAGAAAGAAACGTAGGCAGCGAAAGGCTATACTGGACAGCAATTGAGGGGATGACGACCACACCGCCAGCCCCTCGCACACGACAAGGAGACAACCAGCCCGCAGAGCGGGCCATCCCACGGAGGGCATCATGACGGCAGCAGCACACCGTCTCGTCGTCCATGACGAGAGGCCGGAAACATGCTATGTCACGGCCGACACGTATCCGATCAACGCCCCGTACCGGGGCGGGGGGAAACCGTCCGGGCTCGTCGGACTGTTCGCGAGACGCATGAGCATCGTGTTCACCACGCTCGTCAACCGGAAGTCGCCCGACTATGATCCGGAAACCCTCACACTCACCCTGGGGAAGGATTTCCTCCGCCTGTGCAAGCGCACCGGCATGTACAACAACGGTGGAGGCATCAAACAGACCCGACGCACGCTTCTCGCATACGCCACGGCCGAGTTCGAGGACCGGAACGGCAGAACCGTCAAACCGATCGCCTCGTCCATCCCGGCGTCACGCGGACTGCTCGGCTGGGTCATCGTCTTCAACCGGGATTTCGTCAGGCTGATGAAGAGAAACGTGCGGCGGGTGCAGCTGGGCGATCTCGCCATGCTCAACGGCATGGGCGGCGTCGCCTTCGACCTTTTCATCTTCGCCGTACTGTACGCGCCGGACGGCAAGAACCTCATTATACGGCACGCCGACCTCGGTCGTCTCCTGCCCAACCTCGCCCATTCGACCGTCGCCCCGCAGGCCATCCTGGACATCACGTCGAGGCTCAATGAGAATCAGAGCCAATGGACGTTCGCGTATGAGAACAAGAGCGTGCGAATCAGTCCAAGGGACGGCGAGGCCGACGGAGACGTGAGGCTGGCATCCGTCTGACCGCCCCCGCGCAACGAAAGAGGGGGTCTCCTTTCCCGATTGAATCGGGTGGGAGACCCCCTCTTTCGTTGTCTCAGACCTTCAGCACGTCCAGCGAGGACAGGTCGACGCCGTCGCCCCAATGGTCGGCGATGGAGGCCGCGTCCTTCATCGGATCGTTCGACGGGCGGCCGAACCCGTTGCCCGGAGCCAAGGCGTTCAGCACGCCGAAGAGCACGCGGGGAAGGTTCTTGTCGTTCATGATGGCGAAGACCACGAGCATCTTCCGGTCATCCGTCTCGGAGCCCCGCAGCTTGTCCGCGAACTTGGAGAACTCGACGACCGTACGGCGGGTCTTCGTGTCCGTGAGCAGGTCGATCAGTGCGGACGGGTCGCTCTTGTTCGTGTCGCACAGCACCTTGGCGGCGGCGAGAACCTTCTCGTCCTCCAAGGCGTCGAACATGTCACGGATCTTGGAGGCCACCGCGGCGTCCACGTGCGGGAACGCCGCCGCCTTCTTCCGCGCGGCGGCCTTGCGTTTGCCCTTGGGCGCGTCGGACGGCTGCGCGTCGCCGTCGGCGGGTTCCGTCACCGTATCCTCTTCGACGGCTGTCTGCTCGTCGCCCACGGCGGAGTTTTCGACGACGGGAGACGCGGGTTCATCCGCCACGGCCTCCGTGTTGACGGTATCTTCCTTGCGGTTCGCGTTGAACCACGGGGTGAAGTCAGTCATATATCCTTCTTTCATAGAGACATTGATGATAACCGACAATTGATAGCATACGCGATGTCCCCGGTAAAACACGAATGACGAGCCGCCGCCGCGCCGCCCTGTCGGTCAGAAGCGACAGCGGGACACGAGCGGGAAAAGAGAAGACATCGGACGGACACGACGGAAGAAAAAGAGAGGCGCAGAAAGAACGGAAGAAAAGAAAGAACAAGAAGAGCCAAGAAGAACGAAGGAAAACAAGGAAGAAGCAGAAAACACCGGAACAAGAAGACCATGATCGCCGAAACAATCGGCATCGAGCACGCACCCCGCCAGAAAACAGGCAGCCACGCGCAAACGCAGAAACAGTCAGAACCATAAAAAAAATACGCAACAATCATAATAAACGGGTATCATCACAATAGAAAACGAAAACAAATCAATAATCACTAATCCAGCCTGTTTTCCGAAAACCGTCGATTATTGGACCGGCCTCCAATAACAGGCGTTTTCAAAGCCCCAAGGAGGACGCGAATCGTGATCGCACTGATCTACGGCGATAGCAAGCTGCTCCAGACCCTCGCCGGACACGTGCCCCCAAAGCGGTGGATGATCCCGGCCGGAGCGGATTTCGGCTCAACCGCGAGCTTCCTCACGCGGCATCCGGTGCCTGAAGACCGACGGGGCTATGTGCTCACCAACCAGCCAGGCAACTGGCTTCCCGTCGCACGGGCCGGGTGGACGGTCTACTGGTGCGAGCAGGGCCAGACGCCCGTCGGCACGCAGCCCCTACCGTCAGCGCTCATCAGCCAGAGCGTCACCGGATTCGTAGGTAACTTTTGGAAACTGCGTGTCGTGGACAAGCGCATAGTAGGTGACCTGCTGCTCAACCGGACCCGGATGACCGCGCCTCTCCTGCCTGTCACGTCCAACACGGGCGGCGTCGGGAAAACCGTGTCATGCCGGCGTCTCGCCGAACGCGCGTCCGAGATCGGCGTACGTACCCTGCTGGTTGACGGGAACATGCTCCAGTCGTCGCAACGCTCCTTCTTCGACCCGCGGCGCACGCATGACGCGAACACGCTGGCGGACTGGCGGCCGGGAATGGACATAAGGTCCGCGGCCAATCCGGGCCGTGATTACGGAGTCACATACGACATCGCGTTCGCGCCGCCGTCCGGATCCCCGGTCGGATGGCAGACCTACCGGAAGTACATCGAGGAGGCGAGGAAGCAGTGGGATTTCGTCGTGCTCGACCTGGATCGCGTCAGCGCCGACGACCTCACGAACCGTGAGGACGTGGCGGGCGGACTGCTCGTCCCGTACCTGCAATCCGGCGAGACGTGCCTGATCATCGTCAAGGCCGGCGTGCAGACGCAGGGCGACTCGATGAACCTGCTGTCCGCGTTCGCGTCGATGCGCATGCCGGTCGAATGCATCGGCATCAAGGACACCGTGCCCGCCGGCCTGACCGACTACCGTCCGCTGCGCTACGAGGGGTACGGTACGTTCCTCGGAACCGAATACCAGACCATCGAAACCGGGAACCTCATAGCCGCGGGGAGAAGCAACTGGACCGACCCGAACCTCGACTACGTGCGCGAGCAGGTGCTCGCATGGGCATTGCCCGACCGTGGTTTCGACCCGGAACGTTTCCTGCCCCAGCAGACCAAGAGGAAAGGATGGTTCCACCGGTGATGTTCGATCCCGACAGCCCGGAGCTTTGGCTCAACGGCAGCGACGTGAACTGGATCAAGGGCGGCTACGCGAACTCCATGCAGTCGCCCGGAGTGTTCGCCCGCGACCAGCAGTGGTTCGTCGCCAACCGTCTCTTCGCGGAGACGATGGTCAGGAACAATCCGCAGGCGGTGATGAACATCATCGGCGCCTTGTTCTCCTGGCGCGTGTGCACGACCGGACAGTTGGCGGACGGGCTCGCCGCCGGCCCGGTGCCGGAGTTCGACCGTGACGAGCCGAACCTGTACGGCGCGTTGTGCCGTATCGGCGCGATCAGTGTCGGCTTCGACACGAGGGAGTATTTCGAGCATGCGCGGCGGCCCGACACGTGGCTGACCATCGGCAACGACTCGTCGCTTGTCCGTGACGCGATCAACCTGATCGACCGCAGCCAGATGACGAAGCAGCTGCTCAGCGGCGGGACGCTGCTCCGGTCCATGCGCGTGCACGCACGGCACAACACGTATGCGTCGCATGTGGGCGTGAGCCTCGTGCATGACGACCGCGTGAGGTTCGCCGGCGGTGACGGGTGGGGCGCGTTCCGCCGCATCGACGCGAACGCCGTCGCCAAGGTCGGGCTGAACAAGGTCAGCAGCACCGACGTGGTGACCCTGCTGTCCAACAACGTGATGGCCGGCATCGAACTGCAGACAAGCACCCACACCATCCAGCCGAAGATACAGAACTGGGCGAAGCTCCTCGCCTATTCGCCCATGAGCCGGCGCGGGCTGATGTGCATATGGCTGTTCGTCCGGCGCGCGACCAACCAGGGGTATTCGCAGTTCAAGCCACTCTTCGAGCATGCGCGCGAGATGACCGAGATGATGGTCGGCGATCCGAGCGTCGCGCAGCGCATGGGATACGCGACATGGGACGAGTGGTTCGACCACGGGGAGCCGACCGGGCTGTTCGGCACGTACACGGACATGATGGGCGTGCGGCGCAGCATGTTCGACGAACGATGGCGGGGTATTACTCCCACTCCTCTCCCGTTGGAGTCGGTGGACGAATGGGGCTGGCGTCTCATGCGCGATGGGATCTACCGGAACTTCGGGTGGGACGCCTCCAGTTGGAGCATGCCGGACAAGTACCGTGGCGGGTTCTTCGGATTCGCGAAGGGGGGAGCCGATGGCGTCGCATGAATCCACTTCCCAGGTGCGCGATGCGAAACGCGAGGCCGAACGCGACCGCAACCGGGCGCTCCAGCGCGTGAGCGACATGTGCGCCAACGGGCAGCGCCAGCTGGTACTCAGGTTCCTGATCGCCAACATGCGTCACAATCCGGCGCTGGCGAAGATACACCTCTGGCAGTTGGACGTGGCGATGTTCCATGTCGGACGGTACAAGGCCCTGAAAACCGTGAGGCGCATGCGGGAGACCATAGGCGACAAGTCGAACGTCACCGATGGCGTCGCTTCGCTCGGATGGGCGTTGGCGGGACGGGAGGAGAGCGTGCGCATGAGCACGTGGCTGTTCCTCCTGCTACTGCGCGAGGATCTGGTCAGGTTCGAGCCGCCCGACGGATTCCCGTACGCGATGCTGTACGGGCGGGACGGAGACAAAGGAGACGATGGTGGAAACATGGCATGAGCTTCACCGCACATTGCAGCAGGTAGATCCGGACGAGCTGAGGGCCATCGGCGAAAGCGTGCCGGAGAACCTTGCGGGAACCACGATGCTGCTGGTCAGGCGCGGCAGCGAGCCGGTCCGCGAATACGTGTACGGGGCGACGCGGGAGCTGGAGCGCGCCGGGACGCTCGCGGGATTCTCCGCGACGCCATTGGAAGGCGACGCCGAACCGGAGCTGCCGGACACCATCCGGGCTGTGCGACACCCGATCATCCCGTGGCGCGCCCGACTGAACTCCAAGAGCACGATGGAGAAGATGCGCACCGACGTGTCCGGCATGAGGAAAAGCATCGAGGCTGCCATGCCTCCTGACAGTTACGTGAGCGTGACGATCCGCCCGCAAGGCTATTTCGAACAGTCCCGCATCCGGAACTGGGTGGCCGACGAGCACGCCACCGTCGAGGACGGCAACGAGCTCGTGTCCGCGAACACGATGTGCGCCCGCGTGTCGGTGGGCTGCGCTGACGACGCGCAGGCGAGGAGCCTGACCGAGCGTGTGGGCCAGACGATGTTCCCGCTGCTGTCGAACATGAGCAGTCACCGGAGCATGCCCCGTTTCGGGTTGCTCGCGCTGTCGGCGGGACTGTCGCTCGCCATGATCCCCCTGTGCGTCATCTCCCCGGTAAACATGCGCATGTTCCTCGTCATGGAGGGTGTGGTGGCGGCGTTCGTGGTTGTTCCCGCGCTTCTGGGAATGCTGTTGCAGGCCCGTGCGAGGCGGATCGTAAAGGATGGCGGCTCTGCCTCGCTGTTCTACCGGATCCCGCCGCACTATTACGGGTGCTGTCTGATGGCGGCCGCGTATGTGGCGCTCATGCTGCTGCCCGTACCCTGGTGGGTTCTTCCCGCGCCCATGTTGCTGACGGTCGTGTGCGCGGCGCGATGGCGGACGCGGACCCTTTGGGATGACATCATGCAGTATCCCCGCCGCTATTATTGGCTGCGACGCAAACGCAAGGCGACGGACGCGGACGCGGAGACGAAGCTCGGCAACAGGGATCCGCGCATCTTCGCCACCGGGTACGGGCCGCAACGGTCCACGATCATCCTCGCGCCGTTGACCGTGGTCGGCCTGTACACGCCGGTCGGGTCGTCCGGCGCCATGAAACAGGACCTCCACCCGGTGCCGGAGATCTTGAGTCACGACGGCCTCTACCTGGGAAAGGACCAGACCGGACGCGACTGTTGCATTCCCGCGGGGGAGCTGTTCGGCGGCATAGCCATCTTCGGCGCCGCGGGACGAGGCAAGAGCGTCCTCGCGCACGGCATCATGCAGTGGGCCGACCTGCACCGTGACGACACATCGCGCATGGACTGGGGTCCAGACTCGCGCATCATCGACTTCGAGATGAAGGACGACAGCGGGGTCTCCGCCATGAACCGGTTCCGAGAACGCAACAACCTGCGCCAGGGCAGGGTCTCGTACATCGCCGACCCCGCGTCCCCATGCCCGGACCTGCTCGGCATGCTCGACGGTCGTGACGCGAGGCAGACCGCCGCGGATATCGCGACCGGCATGCAGTTCGCGTTCGAGCCCGGCGACATCCTCAACGATTCGCTGCGGGTCATCACCACGGGCATGACCATCGCCATCGCCGTACAACGCCACATCGAACGGAACGGGAATCCTGGCGACGGGCCAAGTGACGTGATAAGCCGCGTCCATCAGCTCGAACCCGCCTGTCCTGGAGCCGCACAGGCACGTGACCAGGCGTCCCCTATCGGATGGTGCGTCATGGCGTTGGGCGGCAGCGACGGGCAGGCCGGAAGCATGCGCGCCTTGGGCAAGGTGTGCGGCGCGTTGGCGTTGGAGACGCAGGACCCCGACATGATTCTCGCCGCGAAGGCCGCCGAACAGCTTTACGGGCGACCCGACGAGCAGGGGCGCAACAGGCTCACCAACCAGCAGATCCTCCAGAAGACGAACGCGAGCCTGAACAAGGTCGACCAGTTCCTCGGCTGCGAGCACATGTTCACGTCGCGTCGGGCCCGAATCACATGGGAGCAGGTCCTCTCCCGTCCGGGCGACTACCATTTCGTGCTTTCCGACCGTCGCCGGCCGGACGGCACGCTCTGCCAGCTGCCCGACGGCATGAACAGGAAGATCGGCAAGTGGATGATGCGCCGTCTGTGGGCTGCCGCGAAAAGAGACTGTCAGGATTGGAAGGACGCGGGGCGGCACACCATGTTCGTGTGCGACGAGCTGAGCCTTCTCGCCAACGCGGATGACACGATACTGCGTGAGATGAAGGACCAGGGGCGTTCGTTCGGCTGGATCAACGTGTTCGCGACCCAGTATCCGACGCAGCTTCCCCCTCTGCTGCTCACGTCGGTCATGGGATACAGCACGTTCATCAGCTTCGACAACACCGATCCGGACATGGCGGCGCGCACCGCCCAGAGGCTCACGGGCCGGGACGGGTTGGACGGCTGGGATGCGGCGGCGGTGCAGAACCTCCCGTTGTATGCGGCGGCGGTGCGCACGAGGGCGAAGGAGCAGTTGCAGCCGGCGTTCATCGTGAACGTCGAGAACTTCGACCGCGCGTGAAACGGCGTCTTCCGCGACACCATCAGGAAAAACGTCGCGAGAGACGTAAAAAAACGATGGTTAATAATGTTTTGCGGCTATACTTTTGACCCGCAGGAGGGTTCCTCGGAGAAAAAACCGTAAGGAAACCCAATGAATACCACCATCACCTTGGCCGCATCCACCGATCTCGTCAGCAGCTACCATGCCATGTTCGACGGCATCCTGAACAGCACTGCCGGGCAGGTCATCACCAAACTGGCCGCCGCGGGCGCGGTCCTCATCGCGCTCGGCATCATCGGCGGCGCCATCTTCAAGCTCATCGGCCGACCCAACAAGCTGTCGCAGATATTCTGCCCCAGCCTCGGACGCATCATCTTCGAGCTACTCGCCATCTTCGTGCTCGCCGGACCATTGTTCACCATCCCCGGCCTGCTCAAGATCATCGACTGGTTCGTCAACGCCGGCGGACAGCAGACCTCCGACTACCTGGGCGTCTGACCGGAGGCCGGCATGGAGGAGAACGGGACGCGGATACCCCATCCGCGCGACACCATGGACGACATCACCATGGTGTCCAGCACGGAAGAGATCGAGAAACGCAACACGTACATGATCACGAAGAACACGGAGGCGCGCAGCCGTACCGTGTTCGCCGTGCTCGGCGGCGCCATCGCGGGACTCGTGGTCTGTCTGGTGGTCGGCCCGTTCGTCGGCTACACGATTGGCGCGGTGTTCATCCTCGTCGGCGCCGGGGTCAGCCCGTTCCTCCTCGTCGGCCGCATGCGCGACCGCACGCAGCAGGTCCGCTGGAAGCGGCTCCTGCAGAAGTTGCAGAGCCGCAACATCGAAGGCGAGGTGTTCTACCCGAACTCCACGCACCCTGAGAACATCACCGATCTTGAGGAAATGAGGATCCTGTGAGACACGCGAATCCGATGCGCGCGGTTCTGCGCCGCAACCTGCTTCTGATGCTGCTGCTGGTGTTGACGGTGACGCTGGTGTGCATGCCCGCCAGCGCATTTGCCGGATCCAACACGAACGCCGGCATCACCGAGAACGGCGTGTCCGGCTGCGTGACCGTCGGGTCGGGCACCAACGAATACGATTTCAGCACCTGCCTGCCGTCAGGCCGGTGGGGCGGATTCGTCGGCATACTCACGACGCGCACCGAACCGTCGGGCGGGCTATTCGGCCCGTTGGCGAATGCCGCCGCCTATGTCGGCACGACCATCAGGCTCATGCTCCCGCGCATGCTGATGATGATCACGCAGGTCTGCTGGTCAAGCGCCCTCGCGTTCAGCCAGTTCGCCGCCAGCTTCAACCCGCTCGACACGGCCGGCGCCCAGCTTGACGCCGCCACCTCCCGTCTCATCAGCAACATCCTCGCGGGAAGCATCCCCGCCGTCCTGGTCGTCCTCGCCATCGTCGGATGGATCCTCGCGGCCGGCTTCGAGATCGGCACCACCAAGGAGGCCAGCAAGAGGCTCCTCGCCACGGTCCTGTGCCTGTCCGCGCTCATCGTCATGGGCAACGGCGCCGCCAAGACGGGCGAGGATGCCACGGAACCCGCGGCCGGAAGCCCATGGTGGGTCGTGAAGACCCTCAACAACGCGATCAACACGATGACCGTCGGCCTGAACCTCGACGGGCTCAATGACGGCAACGAGAACATGATGGCCTACGACAACCGTGGCAACGGGAACGACGCGAACTGCCAGGACTACCTGTATCAGATGCACCAGCAGTACAACGACAACACCACGGCGAAGGGCAATGCGGACAGCAGCGCCGTCACGAGCGCCGTCAACCGCCTGTGGGAGGAGACCACCCTGCGCAACTGGGTGACGATGCAGTGGAACAATCCGACCGCCGCGGGAAGCGTCACCGACAAGCAGGCGGCGAACGCGCAGCAGGCGTACTGTCATGTCATCGACCTTCAGGCCAACACCGATCCGACCGTGCAGAAGGACCTGACCAATGCGGCCATGGGCAGCAGCATCGACGATAACACCGCGCGGTGGATCTTCACGCACATGGGTTGGATCAGCACGTACAACAGTCTCGTGGACGACGGCAAGCAGCAGGACGACCGTGACGACACCGTTCGCGAAAGCCGCGCCGGCGTGTTCTGGGAGACGTGCACGACCAATAGCAAGGGCACGCCCAAGGCGCGTGACGGCTGGGGAAAGATCATCAACAACCTCGGAGACAAGAAGACCGGGCGCATAAGCAATGGCGGCAAGGCCGTCCGCGCCGCGCGATCCGCGTACAGCACCGACGACACGTTCCCCTCGGACGGCAGCAAGACACTTCTCAGCACCTCCGACGGCGACGACGCCGCCCGCGTGAAAGCGACCGGCGTCGTGTGCAAGGTGATTCTCAACAGCGCCGACTCCAACGGCGGCGTATTCCACCGCACCCTGGACGGGTTCGACAAGCTCAACGATCAGTCCGACACGAACATCGGCGATGCGGCAACCCTCGGATGGCGTTTCGACATCCCCAACCTCGGAGCCACGTGGAGAGAGGTCAACGCGACAGGGCTCAACAATCCGACCACCGACGACGGCGCCGCGAAAAGCACCCTCGACTACATGTACGGCAACGCCAGCCCCGACACACTCGGCGCATTCGGCTCCATGATCGGCGGCATCGTCAACTGCATAGTCTGGGGACTGTTCAGCATCATCCTCATCATGAGCAAGCTCATGCTGCTCATGATGGTCCTGTTCCTCGCCGTCGCATTCCTCATCCGAGCCGTACCCATCGGCGAAAAACCCAAGAAAGTACTCGGCAACTGGGTCAAACTCACCTGCAACCTGAGCATGACCGGAGCATTGTACGCGGTCATCGGAACCATCGCCACATTCATATGCCAGTTGGCGCTCACGTTCTGCAGCGGCATGACCAGCACGTTTGTGTACAACCTCATCGCCAACACCAGCCCGATCCTAGCCATGATCACCATCGGCATGTTCTGCAGCAAGGTCGTCAAATGTGGCAACCCGCTCAGCATCAGTGCGATGATGGGCGTCGCCGGAGGCGGAGCCCTCGCCGGAGGCGTCGGCAAGGGTCTCAGCAGCATAGGTCGTCAGATGATGTACGCGCGCGCCATGTTCGGCGGCGGCAGCCCGTTCGGATTCGGACGCGGCAGCCATGCTGCGGGACGCAGGTCCAGCCGTCACGCGGGCGGCGGCGTCTACGGGGCGACCGACGGGCAGCGGATCCTTGACGGCGTGTCCGAAGCCCAGGCCGACGCCCCGTCGCAGAGCGCGCGCCGAACCCCGTCGAACCGTACGACGTACAAGGACGGCCGGAAGGTGTCCCCGTTGAGCGAACAATGGTCGCAGCATGGGGCGGGCACGGTCCGTGGAAGCCTCGCCTACGCGGCGCGCGGCGCCGAGCGGAGGGCCGGCAAGGCCGGGAAGTCGTTCGCGTCCTCCATGCGCCACGGCAGTCGCAGGGACATGAACGACTACATCCACCAGTATTGGCAGATGCATCCGAACGGGAGCGCGGATGGCGCCGTCAGATACGCCTCCGTACGCGACAAGCTGAGTCGTGCCGGGGACGCCAGTCTCGGCGTGGTCGCCGGCGCGAACGCCGCCGTCAGGTTCGCCGGCGCCGCGTTCCGTTCGAAGCCGTTGCGCGACGTCGCCAAACGTACCGCCAAGGTCGCTGCGGTGGCGGGAGCCGGAGCGTTGGCGTTCTCCAACCCGATCACCGCGCCGCTCGGCCTGATGGCGATGGGCAAGCTCGCCACCAGCCGTGACGTGTGGCATGGCGCCCGTGTCGGACTGAACACTGCGGGCAATGGCGCGAAGTGGGCGTTGAACAAGTCGAAGAGCGGCATCCGCAAGGGCATGGCCGACCTTGACTCCAAGAGGCGCGGGCACGAACCCGGATTCGGGTCCGCTCCGGGAAGTCCTCACGCGGATCCTCCCGACCCGACCGCGTATTCCCCCGACGGGCAGACGCTCCGTGACGGCAACCCGTTCCAGACGGAGGACAAGCCGTACACGGACGGCATGCGCGACGAGGCCGGCAACCTCACCCCGGACGGCGAGTCCGCGATGAGTTACGCGCGCAACGGTCTCATGGACGATTACATGAACAACCAGCACATGACCCGCGAGGAGGCCGAGGACGCCTTGCAGGGCGACATGGTGAGCGGGCGCCTGCGCGATCTCGCGGAACGCCGTTACGCGATGGAGCACGAGCCTCGGAACGGTGCGGCGGATTCCACGCCGACGACCCCGATCAATGTGATGGACGGAACCGTGACCGAGGTCATCGACACTCCCACCCAATCCGACGGCACGAGCATCTAGGGGGGGCACCATGGAATCCACCACCAACCAGACGGCGCAGATCGCCGGGCAGGGTGCCGCCGATTTCTTCAGCGTGTTCCTCGCATGGGTGTTCACGCCGACCGGCGCGATTCTCACGCTCCTCCTGATCCTCATCGGCGGGGGGAGCCTCGCCATGAGGGTCATGGGTCGGGCGAGCAGGCTGCTGAGTGTTCTCGGCACGATCACCGCGATCCTGTTTTTCGTGTGGATCGTCAGTGGCGTGATGGAGGGGTTCGGCATTCCCGTGAGGGAGTGGATTCGTTCCATCGCCATGCAGTTGCCTGATATCGGCATGATGTTCAAGGCGTTCTTCGAACGTCTCCTGTACACGGCCGGCTGAGTTCCTGCCGGACGTTCCGACGGCGTGCCGTGTTGACGGCGAGCGGTGTCGACGTTGTGACGTTCCGCTGGTTTCCTGGCTGGGTGTCACGCCGGTAAGACGTCCAGTCGGTCTTCTTCCCCGGTTAAGCCGGGTGAGGCTCGCGACGCGATCCATCCGAATCCACACACGCTTGACACCGGTACGCCGTTGTGCCGTCAGACCGTTAGAACGGCGTCGCAAACATGACGGGATGAGGTTCCAACGGCGTGCCGTGCCCCCGTTGCAATGGTATGATGTAACGGCGGCAGCGGCATCCACACGCCCGGCCGCAAGGAGAACCGACAATGACCATCATCATCGCCGTGGGATGCGCGAAAGGCGGTGTCGCCAAGACGACGACCGCGATGCAGCTCGCGGGCCTGCTCACACGATGGGGAAGACGCGCGGTCGTACTCGACGCCGACAACACGGGCGGCGCGACGAAATGGGCCATGACCGCGATGGACAACAGCGACAGTCTGGAGTTCCCCGTCAGCCCCGTCAACCAGGTGACCTTGAACAGGGAACTCATCCAACGCCAATACCCGGACACGTGGGTGATTATAGACACGCCGCCCTCCGATACCGGGGTCATCCAGCTCGCGTTCAACGCGGCGGATGTCATCATCATCCCCACACAGCCTTCGATGATGGATCTTCGCCTGGCGGCGGAGACCTACCGTGCGGTGTCTTCGGACAGCAGGACGGCAATCGTGCTCGTCACCAGGGCGAAGCTGAACACGCGGCTCACCAACGAGACGAAGGAGCAACTGGACGGGCTGGAGGTCACGCGGTTCGAGACGGTCATCAGGGACCGCGAAGCGGTCAAGGGAATGGCCGGCACAAGTCAGCTTGACATGGAGGACTATTCGAGCGTCGCACATGAGCTCATCGAGTTCGTGGAGCAGGACAGGAGACGGTGACCGTGGTAAAGAACATCAAACGGCAGAGGACGATGGGTGCGCTGGAGAAATCGGTCGGCATGTTCGCCGCTCCGCCCCAGGGGGAACCTGCCGCCGCGGCCATCCCGTCGGCGGCGAACCAGTCCGGGAGCATACGGGCGGCTCAGGAGCCGAAGCCGACGGCCCCCAACGGCAACGGCGGTCGCCCCCCGAAACAGCTCGGCTCGAAGGTGACATACGAGAACTGGAAGGCATGGCGGACCGCCGCCGTGGAGTTCGACATCACGCAGGTCGCGTTGCTGAACATGGCGTTCGACTACGTGTTCCAGCAGGGGCACGTCGAGGAGATCATGGGGCTGCGGGAGAAGTACGAGGAGGATTGACCCGAAAAGGCCGGACCGAGCGTCCGGCCTTTTCCGTAACTGATTCATGCTGCCATGCCCTACGTGATACAGTGTAAATGTTCACACATCTTTAGGAGCGGTGCATGAGGAAAGCCCGGAAACCCACCATCAGACAGTCCCCGTTGGACTTCGACCAGAAGGAGCGGAAGAACCGCGTCGAATGGGATGCGGTCAAGGCGACCTGGCGGAAAGCGCGCAAATGGAAGCTCATCATCATCCTGTTCGTCATCGTCGGACTGGTCTCTCCCGTCATCTCCGTGCGCATGGTCAACATCGTCACGGAAATGGGGCAGACGCTCGGATCGAAATACCGTGAGCTGAACGCGGACAAGCCCGGACGCCAGGCCGCACTGCAGGCGGTCAACTCATGGCTCACCGGAGACCAGAGCGGATTCCGTGCGGGGATCTCGAACCTGTGGTGGGATGACGCGACGAAGGTCGGCGAGAAATCGGACACGAGCGCCCTGTCCACCGGCGACGGCCAGACGACCGAATACTGGAGCCACCGTATGTCGTTCACCGACCTCGCGGACGGGGAGACGAGGGACGTGACACAGCTCGTCGCCATCACCGGAGGAGTCGCCACCGCGGTCGGCGAGCCGACGATACTCCCGCAGCAGGTCACCACGAACACGAACCAGTCGTTCCAGCCGACCGGCTACCAGCAGGTCGACCAGCCGCAGAGCTTCACGAACGTGGCGGCCGCCTGGGCGAAGGCGTATGCGGGCAAGGACAGCGCGGCGTTCACCGTGCTCGTCGGAGACCCGGACGCCTCGCACATGTACCAGCCGGCGAACATCGGGGTCGCGAAGAACACGACGGTCAACTGGATGGTCGCGTGCACGAAGGACGGGCAGCCGACCGACAAGAAGAACAAGGAGCAGAACCCGGCGTGGGGGTGCGCGAGCATATCCATCACGTTCGACCCGTATCCGATAACGGTCAAGTCGGACGGCACGTCCGACCCGTCCCAGCCGTCAGTCTCCGATGACGTGAACAATTCGCGCAGCGTGAAGACCAGCGTCACCGTGCTCGTAAAGAACCCCACGTTGGGCAGCGCGAAGATCGTCGACTGGGGTGCGGACGGAAGCCTGTCCACACTGTCCCCGTACGCGAACGCGGTGGACAAGTCTCTCATCTCATCCAGCGGGGACTCGTCCGACGAGTCGGACACGGGAACCGATTCCACGTCCGGCATGACGGGTGACTCGGCGACCGTGCCTCCCGCCTCCGGGACTGGCGGCGACACGGGCTCCACGTCATCCGACACGGGCTCCACGCCGTCCGGCGAGGATGCCACGTCGATACAAGGCGAATAGAAAGGTGCCATCATGGCAAACAAGGACGACCAGGACCCCTGGTCGGATTTCATCAGCAGCAACAGCGAGCTCATAGGCGCGGCGATAGTGATCGTGTTCGCCATCGCCGTGCTCATCAACGTCGTCAACTCGTTCCTATAGGAGACGGTCATGGCTCGAAGGAAAACAGGCATGACCGTCGCCGGCGTGCTGTCCGGCACGGCAATGATCGTCGCGGTGGTGGTCGGCGTGGTCAACTCCGGCGTGTACGCCACGTTCGCGGAGGGCATGCACCTGCCCGTCATCACGAATGTGAGCCAGCTATTCCCCGGCGCCGACTCGCAGCACAAGAATGGTCTCGGCCTGAACCTCCCGAAACCCACGGCCCCGGACAAGGGGTCGTCCCAATCGGACGGGAACGGGGGTAGCGCGTCTGATGGAGTGTCCGCGGAGGGGAAGCTGCCGGCCGGCGCATCCAGCCCCATGAGCGTCGGCGAGGCGTTGCCCGCGGCGAAGGCCATGCCGACGGACACGCCGCACGTGAAGGGGTATGACCGTGCCGGCGAGTTCGGCGGGTGGGCGAACAGCGACAGGCTATGCGGGTCGGGGAGCACGCGCGACATGATCCTCAAACGCGACATGACCGGCGTGGACATGGACTCCCAGTGCCGTGTCCTGTCGGGCACGCTGAACGACCCGTATACGGGCAAGTCCATCGAGTTCCGCCGCGACGTGTACCAGAAGGTCAGCGGGAAGACACGCAAGGTGTCGGGTGATTCGACCGCGGTGCAGATTGACCATGTGGTCGCGTTGAACGACGCCTGGGCGTCGGGCTTGTGGAAGGAGTCCCGCAAGGCCGATCGCGTCACGTATGCGAACGACCCGGAGGTGCTGCTCGCCTCGCAGGGGGCCGCGAACAACACGAAGAGCATGGGCGTCAACCTGTACGGGAAGGGCGCGCCGAAGCAGTTGCACTGGTCGGCGGGAACGCCGAGCGTCTGGCTGCCGGACAACCGGTCGTACCGGTGCGAGTACATGGCAAAGCGCGTGTACATCAAGCACAAGTATGGCCTGTCGATGAGCTCGTGGGAGAAGTCGGAGACGGTCTCGTATCTTTCCCAATGCGCCGCTCCCTGAGAGTTTCCTAAGAAAGATGCAGTTTTTACGGGGTCGGGCGTGCGTCATGCCCTAGTGTGGGTGTTGAGGCGATTCCATACCGTCACAGGCTTCCAAGTGACGGCATGGATGACCCCCGTTTGAGGAAGGATTCCGTCCGGGGCTTCCGCCCCGGTTTTCACGGAACATGGTTTCTCCTTCGCCGGACGGCCCGTGTGGACAAGTGGGCCGTCCGGTTTTTCTTTTCCTGCGGAGAAACACACTGACGTGATACACTGTTATTGTCCACACAGAAAATGCAGGGAGCACAATGAGCTATACGGGATTCTCCACACTCGAATACCAGATCAGCATCCACGAAGACAAAGAGGCACGCGAACAAGCCGCATACGAACAACGCCTCGCCGACGCCCAACAGGGAATCGGCGGACTCGTGCTGCTCCCCGAAGGCGACCCAGCCAGCCTCGACGACTACGTGTCCATGCCCACCCGGCACGACATACTGAACACCTGCCCCCACGGATGGTACATCGAAGACGGACGCCAGACCCACGGCGTCTACCATCTCAACGACACCGAAGGCAGATGGGAACCATGCGACCAGTACGTCATCCACGACAAGCTGACGGGGGACGACCGCTACAAACCCTACCCGCTGCTGCCCTGACAAAGGAGACCAATTTTGACCGCAAGCAACATCAAGACACTCGGCGACCTCATGGACCGGTGCAAACCCACCACCGTCCTCGACATCCTCTTCCACGAGAAGGACGGGGTCGACCGGTACCCGCAGACGCTCGGATTCCATCCGACCGTCAACAACCTGTGCGGCAACAAGTGGCTTCGATCGCTCCCCATCACCCGACGCGAGCACTATTCGACCGGACAAGTCAAAAGCGGCTGGACCGTATGGGTCGGCCAGCCGTTCGATTCGGACTCCTTCTGGAAGGCCGTCCGTTAACCATGACACCAATGAGAAAGGAACGTGGCAATGATTAAGACCATTACGAACCTGACCACCAAGAAATGGCGTGACATTTACACCAACAAAATCGCCGCCGAATCCCTCATCCTCGAATACATTGACGAATCCGGCAAGACCAACAAGACCGGATGCCTCACCCAATCCAACGAATTAGGATATTGGGACGCCGACAGCGACGAATGGGAAGATATTCTCAACGCCTGGCTCGAAAACAAGCCGTCATGGATCGCATACTCTGACAAAGAGCAGGACTGGCAATTGCTCAGCCAATACTTGCTCGGTCTCACCGACGAACAATCCGATGAACTGAGCGACAACTGCGCCAAAGCGCATGATTTAAGGAACATCAGACTCATCATGGGTCAAGCCAAGTCACTGACCAAGACCGGGCGAGATGTACTCGCCAATCTCCTGCAAAACGACATTCCAGCGACGCAAAGCAGTGATATTTACGAGCGAATGGCAAAGAAGGACTGATATGGCTACGAACGTGACCGAAAAAGACAAAGCACTTCAAGAGGTTATCGACTGGTGCGAACAGCTTGAGACTGAAGGTCGGCGGCTTGCAAACGCTCTTCTGTCACGACATGAGATGGATGCATACGGTGTCGTGATGGGACAGGCCAACGCATACGGAAGGACAGCTGACCACTGTCGTTCCATGCTCGGCTACGGCGGCTCCATGCCGTCCGATGTGCCTAATCAAAGCGAGGACGCGAAATGAGCAGGACTGATACCACCGCCATGCTGTCACAACTGGTGGAGGGAGGTAGACGATGAGCGGGACCCGCCGATATCGTAAGCTCTCCGCCGAGACGTTGGACACGCTGCTGAGGCTCATCTCTGAGGATGAGTTGACGCCGAAGCAGATCGCGGAGCGCGCCGGAGTGTCACGCCAACAGGTCTACGAGTACCGGACGAAACTCAAGGACCGTGAGCAGACCGCGCCGTTGACCGACATGTCCACGCTTGTGATTCATCAGCGAGTCGTCTTCCGCCCGGACATGACCATCGAGAACCCGGAGGATGTGAACGGGCCGAGTCTCATCGACCCGGACAGCGGCTTCGACTGTTCCCGATGCGGCCAGTCCATGAGCCGTGACTGGTTCACCGTCGAAGGCAACCGAATCAAACCGGATTTCCGCTATTGTCCCGGATGCGCGGGCGTGGCTACCCCATACAGGGACGACACGATAAGCCCCGATGCGAGGGAGGCGGGCTATGAGTCCTGATGCGGAACGTGTCCGCAAGCACTGTATGCGAAGGGCAACGGGTGATGGGCGACTGGCGTGACAAGGCCGCTTGCCGGGACATGGACCCTGACCTGTTCTTCCCCGCCACGCGGCAGGAGAAACGATTGGCGCTCAAGGTCTGCTCCACGTGCCCGTCGATACGCGAATGCGCACGGTATGCGGCGGAACATGCACGGATAAACGGCTACCCGTTGCAAGGCGTATGGGGCGGCATAAACAGAAGCAAAGGCAAGAACTACAGGAACAACGAAACGGAGATGTGGGAATGAGCATCGCGGATGATGAAGCTGAGAAAACGTATCCGACCCGCCACTGGGAAGGAACGCACCTCAAGGAACAGTTTTACTGCGACACGGACGATCTACAGGAAGCGTACCTGCGCGGCCGCAACGCGCCACCGGCTGACGCCGAGATCGAAGCAGTGGCGAAACGGCTCTGCTGGGACAGCTGCGAATGGGATGGCGTCGATAGCTACGCGGCGAAAGACGAGGATGACGCATGGAATTATGCCGGTGAGATTCCCGGCTTCCATGAGGGATATATCAGACGGGCCAAGGAAATGCTCGAAATCGCACGGAAGGCGGTAAGCGAATGATCATCAAGGAATGGACTAAAACAATCGCCATCACCGTCGGTGTAATGTTCTTCGCCATATTCATCACCTACATCGGCTATGCCCGCGGGGCGGAAACGACGGCGGACACCATCATCCTCCGCGACGGCAGCCGATCATACGCTTGCCAGACCAGCAGGCTCTCACCAGCGCCACACAACTGCAAGCCAGTCACGGAGAAATCATGAGCATCGGGTACGTGGAATGCGCCCATTGCGGCGAGACCGTCGGCACATATTACGTGACCTGCCCGTACTGCGGATACAAGCTGGCCGTGCGCAGGCCGACAGGCATGGACGAACCAGGAAGGAAACGAGACTAAAAATGAGCGTTTTCGCTGGTGCCGGTGGCGCAGCTTACATGTCAAACCGCATGAATTGGGAGACTCCGACCGATTTATTCGCACAGCTGGATCGCGAGTTCCATTTCACATTGGACGCGGCAAGCAGTGAAACGAACCACAAATGCCCAAAATACTTTACCGCTGAAAACAGCGCATTTAACCATGAATGGGGGGGGGAGACGGTATTCTGCAATCCGCCATACGGCAGAGCAATCCCGGAGTGGGTACGCAAATGCAGTATGGAGGCCAGCCGAAAGAACACCATTGTCGTTATGCTGCTCCCAGCCAGAACGGATACCAGATGGTTCCAGCAATATATTCTCAACCGAGCGGAGATCAGATTCATCAAAGGCAGACTCCGTTTCGAGGTGGACGGCGTACCGGGCGGCCCGGCACCATTCCCAAGCATGATCGTCATAATGCGTACCGGAGAAAGGTGAAGGAATATGGCAAGGTGCGTGTAGTCCAAGATGTGCTTTCCGAGCCGGTCGAGTACTGCGGGGTAGGCGCCGACCTTGTCGGTGGTGACGAGAGCGCCCTTGCCGATGCGCCCGTTGAGCACCTTGTAGGCGCGTTCCTTGCCGAGCATGCCGCGCCCGGACACCACGAGGAAGGACGCGCCCACGTCGTCGATGCCGGTGACGACGCACACCTGCTGCTTGCTCAGGCCGCGTTTCGCGGCCTTCCTGCCGCTCTTGCGGGCCGGGCGGGGTCTTCCGGTAGCCCTTGTAGCTGTCGCAGAAGTACGTCTCGTCTATCTCAACGCGGTCGCCGGCGACGGCGCATGAACCACGCCGTGCGCAGACCCACTCCACACTTGTCCATGCAGTCGCGCAGCGATAGCTGGTCTATGAACGCCTCCACGTAGGTCACCCACGTCTCCACCGGCAATTTGGACATGCCGAGCACACGGCCGACGTTGGCCGTGAACGTACGCCTGCAATCCTTGCAGTACCAGCGCTGGCTGCCGCTTCCCGTACGTCCCCTGCGGACGATGCTGTCGGAGGCTAGGGAGTTCCAACGATGGGTCACCCACGAAGTGTTGTCCACCATCCGCAAACACGGCGTGTACGCCACTGAGACCGTGCTGCAGAAGGCCGTGGACTCCCGACTTCATGATCGGCGAACTGGCCGTGGCGGGTAAGTCAAGATTCCGGGTCAGATCCCACTGATTCGACTGCCTCGAAGAAATCGGTTCGTGGTATCCCCCATTCCCTGCAGATGCGTTCGAGGTCCGATGGGGCCCATTCCTTGTCGTATGAAAGCCGGTCCTGCACGTACTTGTTGCTTCGGCCTATGAGTTTCGCCAAGGTTCGGCCGGAGATGGCTCGTGTTTCGCTCTGGGAGCGGATGTACCGGTTGATGCGTCTTCCGAAGTCGCTGACCTCTATCTTGGTTCGGTTCCCGGTCATGATAGTCACCTTCTCTTAGCGAATGCAATTGAATCTAATTGTAGTCAATAACACGCCAAATATTTGACATTGAATCTATTTACATGCAATATAAGTACCGGCTTTAATTAGAGCCATAATCCAAACCAAAGAGGCAACGATGAAAACACCTACCTGGAACGACACCATCAACGGCCGGATTCAAGCCATCGCGCGAATCAACGGGCTCTCCTCCTACCAAGTGGCTGAAACCATCAAAAAATCCCAGTCGTACGTAATGCAGCGATACGACGCAAAAAGGGAATGGAAGCCATCGGACATTGAGAACTTCGCCAAAGCCATGGGGTACAGCATCCTCGAACTCACCGGAGATGACTTTTCCCTGAAGATTCCGACAACAGCGCTTGATCTGCTGGCGTCGACCGATACGGGCGAGAACCAGTCGGCCGACACCGGCCGGAACTGACAGCGCGGACACCTCGAAGGACGTACCTACCATGTCCGCTAACATGAACCAGCCGGAACCAAAGACGGACGGCAGCGCAAGCTGGATCAAGCTCGACACATCGGTGCTCGACAACGACAAGCTCATCGAATCCGAAGACATATCGCCTGCCGCATGCTGGCTGTGGATTAAGTCAATCCTCTTCGCATTCCGCAACGACACTGATGGGCACATCACGCCAGCTCAGGCCAGGCGCGTTCTGCTCGCCGAAAAAAGCGATGTCGAAGTGCTGATCAGGTGCGGGTTGTGGGAAAGAACAAACACCGGAGAATACCTCGTGCATGACTATCTGGAACATCAGCTCAGCCACGATCAGCGTGAGAATCGACGTGCAAAAAGGACGGCGGCAGCCCATGCCCGTTGGGGACGCCAAGATGCACCTTGCTCAGATGGTGCATTGCAAGGTGCAATGCAAAGTGGTCAGCAAGGTGCAATGCAAGGTGCATCATCTGACGAAGACTCAAACACCAATGATTCCAACGAAAACACGGAGACCCCTATGCAAGGTGCATCAAAAAACAATGCACCTTGCAATGCACCATCGATGCAAAGTGCAATGCAGAGAAGAGTAGAGAAGAGTAGATATAAGAAAGATAACCCTATCGGGTTATCCAAAGAAAACAACAACGCAGCATCGAACGGCACCTCATCAGCCCATGAACTCGACGCCTCCGGAAAATCGACAAGCGATATCGCAACGATTCCTGCCGACACCCAATCGGATGTCGAGCTTGTTCCCGAAGAGAAAACTTCCGGCGAAAGAGAAGCCCCCAAACGTTCCCGCAGGTCGAAGCCGTTGCGTGAGATCCCGGACGACTGGGAGCCGACCGGTAGGCATCGGGAGATCGCTTTGGAGCGTGGCCTCGACTGCACGGTCGAGGCGGAACGTTTCGTGAACTACTGCAGGGCTCACGGCAAGCAATACGGGGACTTCGACGCGGCCTTCTCCAACTGGCTCACCAGCGGGTACACGAAGGGATCCCAGAACACCGGAGGGCCTGCATTGTCCAGGTCGCAGCTCAACGATCTGGCGAACCGGGACCTCCAGCGGAGGGCGGCATTGGTCGACGCCATGAACCCCGACGGAGGCAATCTCTCATGGTGAAGCAGCTGACATACAGCGAGACGGTCCAGATCCTGCGTCGCATCAACGCGCATCACGGCAACGCGCCCATCGACGAACTGCAGGCAAGGGTGTTCCATGACGAGCTCATGGATTCGATGACGCTGCGAGAAGCGATAGGGGCCGTCACGAGCTTCTATCGGGACAATCCCGGCTCTTGGATGGGTGTGGGTGACGTGAACCGTCTGGTTCGCGCGCGCCGCCGTAGCCTGCTGCCGTCCGAGCGCGAGCTGGACGAGATGGCCGTGCGGGAGGGGTTGGACGGGGACGGGGCGTGGGCGTTCCGTCGTGAGCTGGTGCGTTGCGTGTCGGCGGGGCATCCGGCGTCGGATTCGTATCGGCTGGCGTTGGCGGCGGCCCGTCGTCCGGCGTTGGGTCCGGTCTCGTCTCGCGCCGGTGGCGTGGTGTCGGCGGGCGGGGAGGGGCGTGGCTCCTCGGTTCCGGTGCGGGTGGGGTCGCTGGCCCCGTATGGCGCCGTCGGACCCCGTGCGGGGGCGTTTGGCGCACCCTCGGACCTGAGAACGTCGAAAACAGCCCCAGGACCGTCTGAAAAACGAAACACCAATAATTCCTCGTCTTCGACCTGAAACAGCGTCTAAGACCCCAAAGAATCGTTTACAAACCCATATAAGCCATCAACCAACAAGGAGAACCATCATGGCCGACAACAACACCAACCTCATCCACGACACGTTCATCAACCACCGCCCCCACGGCATGAGCATCCAGGAAGCCGAAGCCACGTGGACGGCATGGGCCGAAACCCACCACGCCGAACTCGACCCCCAGCTGCCCGAAGCGCCCCGCGGATTCGCCTACGCCGACGACGGCAAGGCCACGCCCGGCGACGACTACCGCGGGGAGATCGGCCTGCTGCACGACGCCACCGCCAACAGCATCCAGATGATCGAATACATGCTCAAGCACGAGGACCCCGGCAAGACCGGCACCCTCCTGACCCACACCAAGACCGACCTCGAACATGCGTTCAACCATCTGAAGAGCATCCTCGCACTCCTCGGATGGACGCCCGACACCGGCGACCACGACGAAGACCAGGCCGACGATGAGCCGGAAGACGAGTGAGTCACGGGCGAGCCGCGCGGCCGAAATGCTGCGCGGCTCCCGCCGCATCAATGACTCGACCATACGCAGAATCGCTGAAAAAACAGGTCTCTCCGACACCATCATCACCGAAATCGCCAAGCCCATCCGACAGGCGAAAGCCGAACAGGAGGCCATCGACTCGGCCGAACGGACCCTCGCCGCAGCCGAACGGCGGGTGAGGCGAGAACAGGCCCCATGCCCGATCTGCAACACCGGTTACGCACATCCGTTCGACTTCGATACGCTCGTTCGCATAGGCTGGAGAAAGAACCCGGACACCGGCGACCGCATCCCCGTGAGCATATGGGCGCACCCGTACTTCTGCGAATGCTCCAACCGTCGGTGCGTGGCCCGCAACATCTTCCCCGCGGACAGCGAACGGGAGGCCGTCACCCGGTTCGTCAACGGCGACTTCACCCACCCCGGCGCCTACACGGACCTGCATGACGGCACCCGGTACACGACGACCGGGCGGGCCGTGGAGGACGAGGCCGCCCGACTCCTGCGGCATTATCCCGCCGGACAGGTCAAGCGGCTTGGCTTCGACCCGAAGCTGGTGGACACGCTCGCCCTCCAGCTGACCCTCGACCGGCTGGGCAACCCGGACGCGGGCGACATGTACGACACGACGCTGATATGCCCTCACTGCGGCGGGACGCTCGAATACCGGGAGGCCGTCAGCCCGGTCACGCGCCGGAAGGACTGGTGGAGGTGCGCGTGCCGGTCGTGCGGGCGGCGGGACAATGGGTCGCATCCGAGCCGGGAGGAGGCGCGGGAGGCGTTCGCCGGGCTTTCCGGCTCGACGGGCGACGGCCCGCGGGGATGTTCCTTGGCTGTGGGTTAAGGGATTGGGAATTAGCGGGCGTTCCCGTCGAATGTTTTCGGTGGGGACGTTTTTCGTGTGGTTGTGTTTGGTGTTTTGTTTTCCCTCACCCACGCTGGCGTGATATACTGTAAATGTCTACACAAAAAAAGAGGGCGCCATGAGAAACACCACCATCACCACACCAGGCAAAACAAGAACCATCAGCCAAATGGACCCGCTGATCGACGTAATCTGCGAGCATACGGGCTGGAATCCCGACCTGCTGGACGATCCGTCCGGAGTCCGCCAAGTCCGTGAGGCGACATCCGATCCCGCATGGTGCGCGGACAGCTTCAATGCGGGCGACCGGCTGCGCGAATACCTTGACCTGACGGAACGGGAGAACGTGACCTTGGACGTGGACCGTATCCTCAACACCCCGATCAACGAACGGTACGCACACGAATCCCACTATCACGGGCTCGAATACATGGAGCCACACCGGTGAAACCATCCCAACGGAAGGAATAAAAAAATGAAAGCACTTGGCGAACAACTGGAACACCAACTACTCGACCGGTTCCAGTACGATGACCGCCATGACGAAGGGTGGTACGGCCCGGATTCGCCGCGCGTCGGCGACAAGGGTTGGATCACGTGGGAGAACCCGACCGGCGGCGAAGGCGCATCACGCCCGTTCGAGATCATACGCGACGACGAGCATTATCGCCCCGATGGGACGGGACTGCCCCTCCTCATGGTCGGCATGATGGACGACGGGCGCGAGGAGTGCGTGATCCGGGACGGCGAAGACGTCAGATATATGAGCCTACTGGAAGCCAGCCTTGGCGACGGCGCATCCCTGACGCTCATGAGCCGCGAACACGGCCATGCCCGGTAGCGGGGGAACGTCCACGACGAAGACAGTCCCATCGACCTGACCGCGCCGGACGGCGACCGGGAAGGCACCGTGTACGCACGCCAGGATGATCCCGGCGAATGGCGCGTCCACTGCCTGTACGACGGCAAGCCGCTCGACGGCGAACCGGGCGACACCATCACGGACGCGCTACGAAATCTCGGATACAAACTGAAGGATGATCGAGTTGATCTGCTGAAACGCTTCCATATCGACGATATGGACGATTACACGGGACGGTTGCCTAGTGGGAAGTAACGAGAACCTAGCGGGAAGTGCACGACTGAGGGGCTAAGGATGCTGTAATCCTAGTGTTTTCAAAGTGCTCTGGCTTCTTGGGGGAGCTCTATTGGTTCCGAATCTTCGATAGCTACTGTGCCTACATGGAAATCTAGTGGGCTTGCATGGAAATCCAGTGGGAAGCAGAGAGATGTGTCGTAATCTCAATGATTTCAACGGTTCTCAAAGATGCCAAGGTGCTCGGTCTTCCGGTGACATGGCGACTGCATGGAAATCTACAGTGCGTACATGGAAATCTTGTGGTCCTGCATGGAAATCTACAGTGAGACCATGGAGCTCGATCGAATGGCTTGGCCGTTACTGATCGAGGGAAAAGTATTGGTGTGAGTCCTTTGGAGAGGTTCCATGCCATTCCAAGATACCTTATTTCGGATGCCGCATAGCACCTCACAATAACCAATGGGGCGCACGCTACAAGAGCGCCGCCCCACCTGGTAGGACCCCTGACATAAAATCAAGGCTTTTTGTTCAATCAGCCGCAAACTTACAGTGCGAAATAGCGCATGTCAAGCATGGAGTGTTGTCGCTATGCTCAATTTGCCGTGAACTTATCACATCCACGGCCATGGTCTTGGAAGCCGCTAGACTAATGAAATTTTTGTTACCCCAGTAATTTCATTAGTCTTGAAATGCTTGATATATGGCGGTTCTGAAGCTGGGTATGGCCACTGGCGAACTAATGTAATTTTCTTAAGTCCAAAAATTACATTAGTTCGTTTATATGACGAAAGACACCACGCGGAACTCCGCCATGCGCGCCGCGTCCTCACGTTCCGCCGGCGAACCGTATATCGACTGGAAGCCGGTGGAACAGTGACCACACAAGACGAGACGCTGGCGTTGGCCCGCGCCCTCCGCGACCGGCGGGACGATTGTTGAGTTCGGTCAGATCAGTGTCGATCTTGTCGTCCTTATAGGGGTGGCCGGAAATACAACGGCCCGACTCCACGATGAGGCGGTTCATGATATGGCGCATGTCCTGATATGATTGAGCATGTATATACACATGTAAATCAAATGGAGAATATAATGTCAAATCTTACTGTTCCTGTGGATACACTGGTACCAATCAGCCAATTCGGACGAGGCACCGCCAGCGCCCAATTCACCAAGGTCGCAAACGGTCGACCCGTCACCGTACTGAAAAACAACGAACCCATGTATTTCATTCTCAACCTGCATGACTATCGGCGCCTCAACGAAATGGAGGAAGAGAACAAACAGCTCCGGGACCAGCTCGCCAGACAGCAAGTCACAAACAAGGAATACACCCACTCGTTCGACGACCCGTCCCAGTTGGAAGAATACTTCGATGCGCTCTAGACTCCGACATATAACCACAATCGGCATGTTTGACAAGGATGTGAAGGAGCTCAAGAAAAAACACGTCGATCTCAGGCTCCTGATCAAACCCATCCAAGCAATCATGAACAACGACCGCACCCTGCTGGATACGAAATACCGCGACCATGCCCTGACCGGCAACTGGGCAGGCTACAGGGAGCTTCATGTCGAAGGCGACTGGCTGCTCATATACTTCATCGACGATGATGACCTCGTGCTTGTTCTGACCAGGACAAGCACCCATGACGAACTGTATTCGGCGAAAACCCGCGCCAATGATATACGATCGTACAAGAAATCGGAGCGACGGCCAATGAGAGGAGACGACGCTTGACCCGTATCCTGTTCGTTGGCGACCTGCATGCGAAACCGCAACTATTGCCACGCATCAGCAGGACAGCCGACCGCGTGCGCGCCACTCGGATCATCCTGCTCGGAGATATCATGGACGACTGGAGGGCGACCGGTCGTAGTCTGGTCGAATGGGCGGAAACATTCTGCGACTGGGTGGAGGCCGAACGGCAAAAACACCGGGTGACCGTGCTGATCGGCAACCACGACGTGCCATACATCCTAAAAGCGGACACGCGCGACTACGCTCGGGTTCGTGATTATGGGACTCCGGGATTCCACTCGAAATCGCAGCGCAAGGTGTTCGAGATCTTCGACAGTCGCCTGCACGAGATGAGCACGGTCTGGTATGACGACCACGTTCTTGCGTCGCACGCTGGGTTCACCGGCGCATGGCTCGACGGATGGCCGTTCGGTCTACCCATCACACCCGCCAACATCAGTCTGATGTTTCCGGGCGAACCATCGAAACTCGCATCCGCATATTGTCAGGCTGGAGCCGCGCGAGGAGGAGACTCGGCACCAAGCCCGTTATGGGCCGACAAGAGCGAACTCATCGCCGACCATCCCGTTGGGCTGATCCAAGTGGTCGGCCACACGCCCGTCACGACTGTGACGAACGTGGACGGACTGTGGTTCTGTGATACGATGAGCACCCTGCCGAACGGACTGCCGATTGGCGACAGCAGCATGCTTCTTTACACGCCCGGCACGGAACCGATGTTCAACGTGGTGAAGGATTATTCGGAATGAGGTAGTTGTGGTTCCTGCCATAACTGCATGGCAAGCAGAAGGTCAAGTCTGGAATCATGGCGGTCGCTCATGCTATGGGTTCCTCCGCGTCGAGACGTATGGCATCATCGATAAGGCTTCCCATATTGAGGATGTCGTCGAGGATTCGCCTCACCTCATCGACCGTGGATGCGACATACACGCCCGGTTGCCCCACCAGTCTCCTGCCCCACTGCGTCTCGTTCGCCACAGTATCCCGCAGAATCACCGGACGACCATGCTGTTGCGCCTGACGAGCCTGCAGGCCGTGCTCCAGTATCTCGACCGCGCGTACGACGACTTCTACCGCCGCGTCGCGTTGAAGTTGATGATGGCGGTGGCTTCGTCGTACCCTCCGAGTCGAGGTCTTCCAGGTCGAATGTCTGTGGCTTCTAGTTTTTCTGCTGTTCCCATGGCTATATCGTACATATTTTCGTAATACGATTATCGGATGCACAAAAAACCGACACACCTCATCCAATACGCACGGCAACAACCCCGGGACCGCAATTGTCCGCCTCAATACCCATCCGACGAAGCTCGTACTCGACGGACATCGCGTTAACCCCATCAGGCAACTCAAGCACCGCTTCACGAACCGTGTACTCGTATTCGGGGCCATAGAATTTGCCGAGCACGTTCGTACGCTCGCTTTTCTTGACTGCATCGAACTTCGCCGCGACAGCGGCAAGCTCGTCCGGGGTCGCCGCACGCTTAAGCTCCTTGCGCACGAAATCCGTGTCACGCGGCAGACATCCGAAATTCTGGGTTGCCTCGAACCAGCCGGCACGCATCTTGCGTTCCGAGTTCTTCCCCGTGAACGGGTCGTACGGTACCGGGGTCGGTTCCGGGTTGGTCTTGTCCAACCGGCGCCTGAACACGTCCTTCTTGCACCATTGGTCGCCTATCCGCACATAGGTGGATGGCAGTCCCTCAACGTAGGCGATTTCATCCACGAGGTACATGCCGCGAACCATTTCGAACGATTTGACGCTTCCGCTGCGCCGATGGTCGGGATATTGTTCGTCCTTGTCGATCAGCCAGACGCCGCCGATTTTCTTGGCGCTTTTCAGTGAGCCTCGTTGAGCGAGTTTTCTCACGCTGACGGGTTGCTTGTGGTGGAGGGCGGCGTATTCGTTGACTGTGATGTATTGGCTCATCTTTCCTCTGCCTTTCAATCCTTGATTGCCGGAATATCGGCCACATCATGCTCCTGCAGCCAGGCCGCACATTTCTCGGCCCGTTCGCGGCTCACATAGTCGTATACGTATCCGGAGCCACCCTCGTTGTACAGATCGTTGTCGCGTTTCCAGAGCTTGCGGGCATCGGTTTCGGTCAGTGGTTTCTCGTTTTGGCGGTTGTATCGGCTGATGACATCGATATGGCGTTTGATGTCGTTGTCGAGAATGCTTTGGGCTTTCATTGCGACGACCTCACGCACCTTGCCTGCCAGTGCAATCGCCTCGTCGCGTTCGATGTGATAGTAGGTGGTGGTGGGGTGGCTTGCGGAAATTCGACGTTCCTTGTGCGCTTTGATCCAGTCGCGAATGACCTTGTGCATTTGCAGCTCGTAGTCATCATGTCCCAGTCCCAGTGGTTCGCCAGCCTGGAATGCGTCAAGCTGCCAGCGTTCCACGCCTAGTTCTTCGGCCAGCGATTCCCCGTGGTCCAAGCTCAGGATAATCGCGCATTCCAAATCCCAGTCGAATGCCTCGCCTGTGCAGATGGAGTCGGCGCGCTTGATTCCATAGCTGAACGGCATTCGCCGGTCATACCACGCGACCAGGTCACCCACGTTGAGGTCGGGCAGGTTGGCCGGGTATTCCTTCTGCAGATTGAGGATACGTTCGCGGTGTTTGCGTTCCTCGTTTGTTTTCCGCTCCCGTTCTCGACGTACGAGTTCGGCTACCAAGGCGTCCTTGTTGGCGCGAATCTCTTCCTCGGCACCTGGCTTGCCTTTGTATTTCCATGCTTGGAGTCCTATACGGCCGTCGCAGGCTTTGTACAGTTCGATCTGGTATTCCTTGATCATTTCGTCGAGGGTTTTCATGGTGGCTTCCTTTCGCTAATATACCTATATTATACCTTCTGCGATACATTAGCGAATTGGTGTGTCAACCCAACAAAACCCGAGGCACAGCATCCTCACCAGACAACCCGGAATCCAACAACCCAGCCAAACGAGAAGCGACACGATCAGCCTCAACACCAATAAACATGCCATCCATCCAATCGGACATCAGCCTCCGAACATGCTCGCAGTCGGCGGAATGCGCATGACGCGCAGCCCGTCTAGCCAGCTCTGTCACGACTGCGGATACCGGAACCGGGATGTCAGGAACCTCGGCGTGCGCGAATGGACGTGCCCTCAATACGGCGTGCTCCACGACCGGGACGTCAACGCGGCCCGCAATCTGCGAGACGAGGGGCTGAGGATACTCAGCCAACTCGAACCAGCCACCTAGAACACAACCTCGTGATACACTGTAAAAGTCTGCACGCAATTCGAATACGCGAAGAAGACCCATCATGCTCAATCAGGAAACCTACGAGAACACAGCCCGCAATCTCAGCGAAAACCCAGGAACATGGCAGCCATGGCCCGAAACGTTCCCCGACCGCACGAAAGCCGACACATGCTTCAGGAAACTGCGCGACGGGGAGGTGGAGTCCTTCAGGGTCGATTCCGCCGCGTTCCGGTGGCGTGTCGACGAGTTCCGCACCATCGTCGACGAAGCGGGGCGGATTCACATGGAGACATGCTGCGCATGGTGAGCAAGCCGACATCGATCATCTGCTGCCCGCCGCCGTCGCATACGCGATGGGGCGCGGAACCTATGCGGACGACTCGGTGTTCGATACGGCGCGCGACAACTGGCATGTCATGTCGCCCGCCGTGCAGGCCGAGCTGGCCGACCGAATCATCCGAGACGGCGAGGCTCCGGTCGCGTGGAAGCGCATCGCCATCCAAGTCCGCCGGAACCCGCAGTATTATGACTCCCACACGTTGCGCTTCCAGCCGCTCGACCGGGGGATCATGCTGTTCGGCGCGTTCCGGCATGACATGCGATCCGACGACCCGGATATCCCGAAACGGTGGGAGCGGTATGCGCGGGAACTGCCGTGCCTGTATGCGAACCATTGGAACCTGAACACGGCGCGCGATTTGTTGCGGGAGAACCTGATACCGCTCGACGAGCCGCTTGGGGATGTCCGGCCTGTGTCGAACCGCGTCGAGCCGGCGGACGGGGCTGCGGACGTTTTCTTGGAGATAATCACGCAGCCATTCCTTGGCTCTGACGGTATTGTACCGGACTCATCCAACCGAGTGATTGCTTGATGCGCTCATGGTTGTACCAGTGGATGTAATCGTCGATCAGGACGAGCACCTCGTCGCGGGTGCGCTCCTCCCAACGCTCGGGATAGACGGATTCCGTCTTCATACGCCCGAAGAACCCCTCCGCGGCGGCGTCGTCAGGCGAACAGCCCTTCGCGCTCATCGACCGCGTCAGCCCGTACCGTTCCATGAGATCCAGCCATCCGGGCCACCGGTAATGGCAGCCGCGGTCGGAATGCACCAAGGGTTTCGCCCCCTCCGGCAGTGTTTCCGCGGCCTTGACGAGCATCCCGTTGGCGAGCTCCGCGTTGGGGCTGAAACCGGCCGTGTACGCGACGATCTTGCCGTCGTGGCAGTCGATCATCGGCGAGAGGTACACCTTCCCATCCCTGGCCTTGATCTCGGTGATGTCCGTGAGCCACTTCTCGTTCGGCCGTTCGGCCATGAAGTCGCGGTTGACGAGGTTGCCGGGTGCGGGCGTGGTCTCGCCCTCGTAGGAGCTGTATCTGCGTCGTTTGGGCACATGCGCGACGAGTCCGTCCTCGGCCATGATCCTGCGGATCACCTTCTCCGAGACGCCGGTTCGGAGCGTGGCCTTGATCCTGCGGTACCCGTACCTGCCCTTGGACGCGGCGAACGCCTCCGCCACCTCCGTCCTGAGTCCGGCGTATCTGTCAATGCTGAGCCTGGCGTGGTGGTAGTGGTAGCTGCTCGGCGCGATGCCGAGCAAGCATGTCATCGAGTTGAGTGAATACGCCGGCCTCAGACGGTCGATCAGCAGCGTCTTCTCCCTGTTCGACAGGCGCCGGAGGTCGGCGCCTGGGTCTTTTTTTACGACCTCCACCACCTCCCGCATCAGCGTGTTCTCCAGTTCCAGCTCCTCGACCCTGCGGCGCAGCGCCTCCGCGTCATCGCAGACGGCTCCGGCGCTCCGGCTTCGTCGCGGCGAGGGCTTGTTGGACTGGCCGGCGTTCCTGTTCCTGGGTTGCAGCGCGGCCATGCCGCCCTTGCGATACGCCTTGACCCAGTTGTGGACAGCTCCAATGCTCACGCCGAGCCGTTCGGCGGCCTGCTTCTGCTGCATGCCGCCCAGCACCAGTTCGATCGCCTTCGTTCTTGTCTCCAAGGGGATGATGGGTTTCGCCATATGGCCAGCATACCTGGGATCCTTCGCCAGCCAGCGTTCCAGGCACTGTCTGGTCGGGTATCCCAGATGCTCCACCACCTGGGCCGTGGTCATCGGCGTGGTGAAATACAACTCCACCGCACGCTCCCGTTCTTCGGGACTGAACATACGAAAATCCTTTCGCTCAGTCTCCAAGAAAACGTCCGCAGCCCCTTATCGGTTTTTGAATTGTTTTTATCTTTTTGAAATGTTTTATAATGTTCTATAGTCTTTATAATCATTGACACTTCCCCCGGCTTCAGCCGTGGGGAGTGTCAAGGCGACTGACTCATCGCACCCGAAAGTGCAGGAAACCGGATAACGTCCTTCCCACTAGAAGCTATCCGTCAGGCGCCTATCCAGATACTCACGCCCACGCTTTACACCCAGAACCATAAGACCGCGAACGTAAGCATCCATGTACGCCCAATCCGGTTCGTCATCCCGGTCTACGGGGAGCATGACCTTGAGTGTCTTCGCCCGCGCCGTTCCGAGTTTGCGGCTGTAACTGAAGCACTTGCTTTGGAATGAGATCGCGAGGGCGATGAAGTTCCCGACATAAGGGTTGTGATCCGCGGCTGTGACATGCAGTTTGCGGCAATCGTTCCCCATGAGCGACATGTACGGATGGTAGAATGCCTTGCCTACTGCACCGTTACGGTTGAGGGCGACGTACCCGCTGTCGATCGTCTTGTTCGTGTTGTCTACGAAGTAGCCGATGCCATTGTTCGCGCTGCCGGACGTGATGTATGGGATACGGCCGGGTTCTCGCTCCTGCGCGTAGATGTCCATGCCCGAAGAGATGCGGCCAATGGACGATAGGGCGAAAGGCATCCACGTTTTCTCGCTAAGCCTCGGCAGCGGCGCTCCTACTCTCTCTCTCTCTCTCTCTCGATTTCGTCAAGTCGGTGCTTCAGGAAGTCGCGGCACCGCTCGACCTGCATGATCTCACGTTCGCGTATGTAGTCCTCCATGAATTGCCAGTCAGGCTCGGCAGCATCGATAGGAAGCATGAACCTCTCTCGGACAACCGTCTTCGAATTGCCCATGCGTCCGTATGTGTACTTGGCGGAGAGCGTCTGCATGAGCATGCGTGCAACAAAACGACCGTTGAACCCATTGATTTTCTCCGATCGGAGCAACATGATTGACGATCCTCCACCGCCTCGACCAAGAAAATCAATCGGCTGATAGAAACAGCTGCCATCAACCGGACTCACTGTGATGCATCCGCGCCGGTCAAGTTTTTCGCCTTTCCTTGGCTCGCAATACTTTGCCGCGCCGTTGTTCATTGCACCAGAGGCGACGAACGGGACATCCCCCTCGTTATAAGCGTCCTTGGTTCGAGCGTCCGGCCGCGTAACCGAAAACAGGTCACCAACCGTGAACGTCTTCCATTCCCTGTCGTTCAGGCTAAGCATTCTCGTCCTCCATATCCTCGAACAGGTATCCACGACCATGGCTCACCATGTCAAGCTGGAACGTCAGATAGTCCGCAATGGCACGCTCGAAGTCGGCGTCCGTTGGGATCTCGTCGTTGAAGTAGTAGAACGAGTGCAGCCACTCGTCGTCGGGTTTCACCGTGGATTCAACGCAGAACTTCGACGGGGCGTCGGCGTCCCCGCGCCACACGTCAAGCAGATGAGCCCTCCTGTCTTTCGCAGAGTCTCCCTCAACAAGCCCCACGTGTGCCCGCACGGCGTACCCGTCGTCACGGAAGTCGATGAACTTCGCCACGTGGTCGGTTTCATGCGGGTATCCTGCCGTGAACACCGCGATGACCGGGTTCGTGCCGACGCCGTAGAACGTGTCCGTATTGCATGTGATGACGCCTTCGAGCGTGTGGTGGTTCATGATGGACGCCTTGAACTGTTGTTCGGCCTTCGTCTTGCCAGTCATGGACGATTGGGGCACGATGACGGCCACGCGCGCCCCTTCGACGCAACTGTCAAGCAGATGCTCCACGAACGACAGCTCGTACTGGTCAGGGTCTGCTTTCGACCCCTGCGAGTACGGCGGGTTCATGAGTCCGACCGTCGCGCCCTTAAGCTGGACCTTCGAAGGATTCTCCGCGAGGAAGTCCTGGCATTTGAGGTTCGAGTTCCCGTCCCGCCTCAGAATCATGTTGGCGCACGCCACGGCGAACATGTTCGGCTGGAGTTCGAACCCATGCAACTGCTTTTTCTTGATGTCCCTGCGCTGGGCCTCGCTGGCGGCGCCCGCGAGCATGCGATGCATGGCCGCTATGAGGAATCCGGCGGTTCCGCACGTCGGGTCCAATACGACGTCATCAGGCCGGACGTCCACGAGCTCGCACATGAGATCGCAGATGTGCTTCGGGGTGAGCACGATGCCGAGCGTCTGCCCGTCACCGCCAGAATAGCTCATGAACTCGCCGTAGAAACGGCCTATGAAGTCCTCGGATGTCTTCTGGTATTTGATGTTCCTGAACACGCGCTCGTTCAGGAACTCCGTATAGTACCTGAGTGGCGTCTTGCCGAGCGTGTCGTTGACCTCGTTGAGTTTGAAGCTCGTCTGCAGGATGGCGAACTCGGCGAGCAGCTTGTCCTTCTTCGCGTCCGGGCCTACGTTCGATCGCGTGAGACGACCTTTGATGGCGTTCATGAGCTTGTCCCCGTCGCGCATTCCCGGCGTCTGGTCTCCGGTGAGCATGTCGATGGAGAACCCGCCGTGCTCGACCTCATCGAGCGCGAGCAGGATTCCCGCGACCACGAGCGGCTTGTCCTGGTCCTTGAGCGTGCCGTAGTTGCGCAGGTATTCGTGCAGTTCGGCCGCGTCCTTCAGGATCTGCTCCGTGGTCTTCTCCACGTCGGTGGTCTCTCCGAGCACGTTGCGCGTGTAGTATTCGCGAACGTTCGTCTCGGTGAACGACACGAACGTGTCGAGATCGTCGAGCATCATGTACCCGTCTCGGTCGTCCACGTACAGGGGAGTGATGCGATGGTGTTTCGCGTCGCCTGAGACGCCGAGCGCGAACACTTTTTTGAATGTGCTGTTGCGGGCGATGTGTTTCGCGTAATAGTAGGCGCCGTTCACCGCGTAGTTGATGACTGCTTTCACGCTCGTGTCGAGCACGTCGTTGTCGTCGAACCGTGCGTGTCTGTCGGGGGAGGCCTTGTCTTCGATGACGAGGAGGAAGTCGCCGATCCTAGCGACGTATTCGGGGTATCCTTCGTTGCCGGTTCCGCGTTTCGACGCGGTTTTCAGGGCTTCATTGACTTCTTTGATGTTTGATCCCTGGGAGTCGAATTTTATGCCGCATTCTTTGAGTTGTTCGGCTACCCATAGGTCGGTGCGGGCTTCTTTTTTCGCCATGTTCGGCCCCTTTTGTTTGGTTTGTCTTGGTTTATTATATCGGGGTGGTGGTGTTGGTTTGTTGTTGTGTTTGTTTGTTTTTGGGTGTGTCGCCTCCACCTCACGTGATATACTGAAATAGTCCACACAAAAAAGGAGTCGCAATGAACACACTCAGGCCGCCACTCAAAACCATCGCCCAGAAACTCCGGGAAACCAACCCCATCATCCATGTCGCGGTCGGCAACTGCATCGCCGGACGCTACATCGAAATCCGCCCACAAGACGACGGCGCCCTCACGCTCATAACCTTCACCCGCGACCCCGCCAACCCCTACTGCCACATCAGCAAATACCGGCGCACGGAGCATGGGCTGGAGGATCTGGGCCGGGATGACAGGTTCGATTTTTCGGGGATGTCGACCCATGGGGTCGTCGGGCGTATTTCGGGTTGTCTGGTTGGAGTGTGATTGGGGGGTGCCGCGACGCCTCACGTGATATACCGAAAGAGTCCACACAAAAGGTTGGCGCCAACCCCGACAACAAGAAAGACCCACCCCAAAAGGAATGAGCCTTTCCTATTGCCTATCGGACGTCAGTAAGACGGGAGAACGTTAATGACCACGGACGGAATCAGAAGTCACCCTCCCAATCACAATTAGCACCATTACAAGGGGTAAACGGGCTTCCGTACTCATCCTTGTCTTTTGTGTAGTCATATCCGTTGGTCTGCTTCTTGCTGGAACTGGAAGAAGAACTCTTCTTGGAGCCCGACGAATGAGAACCATTGGAGCCATAGCTCCGGCTGTTCGAACCGTTCCGGCCCGAATAGCCGGAACCCGACCATGAGGAGCCGGAGGAGGACTGCGACCTGCCCGCGTTCGCCGCGGCGGCAGTGGCCGCGTCGGCCTGCTGCTTCGCGCTGATCGCGTCGTTCACGCTCTTCATCGCCTTGTCCAGCTCCGACCCGGCGTCGCTCATCTTCCTGGTGTCCGACCTTTTGCCCGCCTCGACGGCCGTGTTGATCGCCTGGGTGAGCTGGGCGCGGGCCACATCGTCCGGGGTCTTGCCTTCGGAGTCTTTGAGCAGCTTGCGTGCCGCGCCCTCCTTGTCGGAGAGCGCCTTGCGCGCGTCGTTCAGGGTCTTCTCGTCCTTGGACTTGCTCACGTTCTCGGAGGCGGTCTTCACGTTCTGCCCGTGCGTCGTGTACCATTTCACCTGCGTGTTCAGCTTGTCCGCCGCAGCGTTCAAGCCGTCAGTATCACTTGCGGTGCAGGAGAGCGTCTTCGGCGCCGTGGCGTTCAGCTCCTTGCTCAGAGCGGCCACGACCTTCGCGTCCGCCACCTGCTCGGCCGTCACCGCCTTCACCTCGCCGGCGCTCTCGACCGTCTTCGCATACGCCTTACGCGCCTCACCGACCTTCGCCAGCGAACCCTCACACCTGGACCGCGCGTCAGCCAACGCCCGCGCCTCACCATGACGCCACGCCATCACCCCACCGGTGACACCACCGGCCAACGCGACCACGCACACGCCGGCAACCAACGGCACCAGCCAACGCGGACGACGCTTCACGCTCTCGCTCTTGACACTGTTCTCACTCATCGTAATTCTCCTAGTTTCTCGAATCATCCAATCATCCCACGCACCCGCGTCAACCCGACCGGCGCATACACCCCAGCCACGACAACACGAGCAACATATGAGACAACTGTTCTACTTGTGTGGACGCCACCAGTACTAACACGACACCAAACAAAACACAAACAAAAACCAGCAGCGACCGCAAAAAAAAACGCAAGAGGAGATGTCAAACCGTGTCCCGGCTCAGGTAATCTAGGTCTAATTGTTCCGAGGCCAAGTACCTGTCATATGTGTATTCGTCTTCAGATAGTATTTCCCCGATTCCCGAAACTGGGATGGTCATGGACCCGTCTTTTGCTGGATTAACTAAGTACTGGCTGTTGCACTTATCAATCCATGACGCGATGAGAGAATCCCATAGGAGGTTGAGCACACTCGCGTTATCTCCTAGCGTTTTCTCGATGATTGCTGAAGCAATTTGATCGGGAGACATTCCTCCCACTTTCTGGAGAAAGGAGGAAGGAATTTTTGTCATTCCGCTAGTAGTTGTCGGCAGTATTCCAGGCTTGACCAGAAAACAAAGAGCCAGATCATAGGAAGGTGAATCCCATCCGTTGTGATCCAATATTCGTATACATGTGATTTGTCTGAGGATATGTCCTTGTGCTCCGTTTCCGCGAGCTTTCGGAGCTATTTTCTCCCGCAATGGTTTACACCAGTGGACGACTGCATCTGGAAAAGGGAAGCGCCCAAAACGACGTGCTATAAGGAAACGAAACAGAGTGCGATCCTTTTCTTCCTGCACGCCATTACTGATACGACTAACGGGTATTTCACCCCGGTCAACCGTAGCGATAGATGCAAGATCAGCAAATAAACTCTCGCCATTGACTGTGATGGGAATATAGCGAGGCCTTTTGCCTGTAATCGACTCGGAATATGCCGATCCTTGCAGCTTCACTATTCTCGCGACCTGTATCAACGAATCACGCACCGCATCGCAGGTTTGGCTGACGACCACCACTCCATGCGGACAATCCTGTCGGGAAACACTGCTATCCGGAGATGAGACCGGAAGAGATTTCACGTCGAGGACATCTCCTTGGAAAAGAGGCTGCACGATCTTCTCCTCTGGCATTAGCCCGTTCCTCTTTTCACGCAATCATTTCCGCGGCACTCAGCATCGGGCCGTTAATGTTCGGAAGCGAGTCATACCGATCTCTGATGAAACGGTCAAAGTCGCTCAATCCACTCGTTCCGATAGTGAACAAACGTGTTCGAACTGCCTTTGGTTCCAGGTTCCCATATGATGTGACGAGACGATCCACTTTCGCCAACGTTTCCCGGTGTCTTCCGCTCATCGGAGAGCCGGCGACCCACATATGGACACTTCTACGGGACACTCCGATGAGACGGGCAATCTGATCCCAAGTCAACCCTGCTCTATCATGAATGGAGCAAATGAGATCGGCATCCGTGGTCGGAGCTCCTTCAGATGTTTCATCCACGGCTGGTTTATCACTGAAGAACAAGGTAACCGTCGAGCTTTGCTGAGGGAAGAGGCTCGGAGTTGTAATACTCCAGAAACGAACCGATCGTGAAATATTGTCCCCCCATGAAACACTGTTCATGGGTTCTGGTCTAGTTTCCGAGCCCGTTGAAGTCGTTGTCGCTATCATGATTGAGTCCCATATTCATTAACGAAGTTGCTGTTCACGGCGCTCCTATAGAAGAACTCGTGAGCACGACGGGATAAGGCGTCTGCCTTTCCCCTTACAGATTCACCGTTCAATTCTCCACTATCCTGACTGAACGAGTCAAGATCGATTATCCAAGAGCTTTCATTTCGAGCTGGGACAGCGGGGTCGACGACAGACCCTCCGGGCAGGATGCCTGACCTGACATGCAGACCTTCTTTAATGAATCCTGATGAGGAAGAAACACCCTCGTCAGTAGCGTAGTCGAAAACGCCATCCAATACGGACGATCTGATAAAGGCCTTCCCGGATTCGTCCCGATGGATCCCGAATCCTTTGCACATGTCAGACACGACCTTTTCCGCTTCTTCCAAAGTCATCTGATCTACATAACGGTATCCGATCCGCGATACTGGGATAGTGCCGACCATATCTGATACCGCATCCGCCAATTCTCCTAGCTTACGCGAGAACTGTTCATGGCCTGCATAAGGTATGCGCCCGTTTTTCCGAATGCAATACAGCGAGATGAACGATCCACTTATGGCGACGTTGACAGAATCATCCAAGTTGGCATACACGCGCATACTGCCATTAAACACAAGTTGCACCGTCCCTTCGCCGGGGTCATTCTGCACTGTTGCGTCAAGTTGCGGTTTGCTCATTGGATATCCGAGGGAATCCATGACGGAATCGAGTTGCTCGTTATTTTTCTGATTCAGTCTTGTCAATTCCGCAGGGAAACGTATTTGCGTGAGAACCAATGCAAGTGGGGAGTAGGGCAATACTTCCATGGACGCCTCCTTGCCGCTTTTCTTTTCCATACTTCACATTCTATTTCACATTTAGAAAAAAATCAAGGCGCGATGTACTGCATCGAAGCACCATCCAACTACCGCGATGACGAGCAGGTTGACTTCCTCCCCGTGGCTGAAGCCGGGGGGGGAAGCCAAGCGTCCGCGTTTCGAAAATCGACAGAACGACTATTTTTCAGCTTCCCTCACGCCCTATAACATTCTTAATCGTCTTTTTTTTGGTGTTAACCGTCATTTCGCTTAAACTTGTGGCTGTCATAAGCAGTCCCTGATCTTCGAGGAGAAAAGAATGGGAGCAGTTTCGAAAACAGGCGGGCCGGTGCGTGGTCTGTGGCGTAAGCTCGGCCGCGCGGTGTTGGCTGGTGGTGTCGCCGCGGCGATGCTTGTGTCCGGTGTGGGTGTCGCGAACGCGGCGTCCGATGGCCGTCCGGGTTATTGGTGGAATCGTGCCAGTGAGGGCGGCTGGTTTAGCGGCCTTCATAACAGTCTGTTGGGTGTGCAGGAGTATGCGGCGAACGGTGATCCGATTTACTGCATAGAGGCCGGCAAGGCTTCGAGTCCGACGCATACGTGGGCTACGGCGACTGATGCGACGTCCCGTATCGCCGCGTTCATGGTCGACCAGCATAAGTCGAGCAGGGATGATTTCACGCAGGCGTCGGTGTCGTATGCGATTCATGAGCATTTGGATCGTGGCGAGTCGCATTTCAGGATCCTGAAGTCCGTTGGCCTGGAGGGTGCGGATATCAACAGTGTCGCGGCGAATGCGAAGAGGCTGTGGGATGAGGCTGCGGCGAACATGCCGGCGAACATCGCCGCGTCGTACAAGTATTCGCAGGGTAGCCGCAAGGGCACAGTCAACCCTGGAATTAAGAACGGCAACGGACAGTATGTGTCCGGCATCAAGTACACGATCACGGACACGAACAACAACGTCCACTTCGACGCGACCGGGAAGAACACGATCTCCGGCACCACGAACGGTCAGGCGCAGCATATCCCGTGGACTGCCGTGCGCAGCGGCAAGGCGCACATCAAGGTGAGCTACAGCAGCTTGGACGGCGTAAAGTCCTCCTCGCCAGGCCAGGATCTGTTCAAAAACTCTGACCCCTCTACTGTTTCGGGTACTGTCCAGTTCAACGTGACGACCCAATTCCAGCCCAGCGTCACCACCCAGACCGTGCAGACCCTCGCCGCCAGCAAGCCGGTCACCGACACCATCACCAGCGGCGGCACCTGGATCACGGGCGTCAGCGTCAAAGCCGACGGCTACTACTGGAGCGGGCTGACCGGCAAACCCAAGCAGGTCGCGCGCAAAAGCGGCGAAACCCCGAGCGCGTACATCAGCCGCCTGACCGGCCTGTACGGCCCCTACTCGGCGACCGCCAGCGCCACGTTCACCGAAGCCAAGCAGAAGAAAACCGTCACCGCGACATCCAACGGGTACGAGTACAAGAACCCCGGTGACGGCGCGTACGGCACATGGGTGTGGGTCATGCCCAAGGACAAGCAGCACGTCAAGATCACCGACGCGACGCTCGGAACCGACCCCCTGTCCTACATCGAGAACGATTACGTCGACGAGTTCGGCCAGCTGAACGAAACGAACGTGAACCTCTGCAAAGGCCGTGTGTTCAGCCAGGTCAACAGCGCGTCCGCCGCCAAGGGCCGCGACCTCGCCGACCAGATCACCGTCAACGGCCTGCCCAAGGGGTTCGGCTCGTTCACCGGCGACACCGACATGAAGCTCGCGGCTGATTCCACGGACGCCACCGTGCGCGTCTGGTGGGCCGGCGCCGGCGACGACAAGACCACGGGCCCCGACGCCGACAAGCCGTACAAGCCGGCCGGCGCGGCCGAGCCCAAGGAGGACGCCAACCACAAGCTGATCGGCACGTACACGTACGATCTCGCCGCGCTCCTCAAGGAGCAGGGCGACAACGGCAGCGTGCGCATCATCGTCGGCAACGGCGACAACGGCACCCCCACCAAGGACGGCAAGCACTTCTCCCTGACCGCCGACAAGACCGGCTACTACACGTTCGTGTTCGAAGCCGGCAAGGACGGCACCCGCGTACCCAAGTTCACAAGCGCGTACGATGATGCGTTCGAGACCGCGGTCGTCACCGAGAACCCGACCCCCGTCATCGCGTTGGATTCCGAAACCAACCCGGCCGACGTGGCCGTAGGCGAGAAATTCCACGACGTGGCCCGCATCAGCGGCAACAAGAAGCTCGACAAGGGAGCGTACGTGCAGTTCACCGCCTACAAGCCCGTGGACGGCAAGGCCGACGCGACCGTCGGCACGATCCTCGACCAGAAGGTACCGCTGACCGACGAGCAGATCAAGACCCTCGCATCCGGCCGGCAGATCGAAGTCGCCTCCCAGAACGTGTCCGCCGACACGCTCGGCACCGTGTACTGGCAGGCAGCCCTCCACGAGGCTGACGGGACCATCATCGCCACCCACCAGTTCGGCGTGAAGAACGAGAGCGTGACCGTGCGCGGCAACGGGCGGATCGCGTCCGAAAGCCAGAAGCAGGGCGCCGTCGGCGGGAAGATGTGGGACATCATCACCGTCAGCGACGTCGCATCCGGCAAGGATCGCGGCAACATCCCCGCAGGCAGCAGCGTGAAGGTCGACGTGTACAAGCACCAGGGCCAGAACGACGCGACCGCGGGCCAGCTCGTCGAATCGAAGAGCTTCCCCATTGACACCACGAAGCTCGGCCAGCGTCCCGGAAGCTACTCGTTCAAGGCCGAAATGGACGGCGAATACCCGGCCGCGGGCCAGTACAACTGGGTCGCGACGCTCATCGACCCGAAGGGCAACACGATCGCCGCGGGCAAGTACGGCGAGGCCAGCGAACGCACGTTCGTTCAGGAGTACAGCACCGACGCGGCCAAGCAGTGGCTCAGCGCCGACGACGCCGGCTACGCGGCCAAGACCGTGAAGACCTACGACGTGCTCACCCAGAAGTACTTCGGCTACTGGGGTGAGGACGGTCAGACGCCGCAACGCTACGAGGGCAACACCGTCAAGGGCACCCAGGCGCAGTTCAGCATCTGGCAGCAGGGCAAGGGCGACGAGTCCACCGACGTGAAGGCCGCTGACGGCAAGGCGCATGACCTGCCGTCCATCGACCCCGATCACGACGCGAAAGACGACATGCAGCGCTTCAAGTCCGAGACGTTCACGTTGGACGCGCAGCAGGCCGGACCCTACTATTACGGTCTGCGCGTCACCAACACGCAGGACGCCGCCAACCTGAAGAAACTGACCGGCGAGGACTCGGACGGTCTCGTGTACGAGGCGCCCAAGCGCGTCCCGTCCGAAACGTTCCAGGTCGTCAAGGTCACGTCCACCGCCGACCCGGTGGTCACCACCGACATGAAGCAGGTCAAGGACACGCTCCACGTGGAAGGCACCCTGCCCGCAGGCAGCAGCTACCAGGTCGAGGTCTGGTCCGTCAAGGACGGCAAGACCGACACCAAGGTCGCCGAAGGCGAGAAGACCACCCTCAACGAGGACGTGACCGACACCGACATCCAGGCGGTCATGGACAACCCCGGCAAGGGCGGCGACTACCAGTTCCGATTCAAGGTGTGGACCCCCGACAACCTCGGCGGCGACCCGACCGTAGCCGATGAGGCCGGCCCGGTCGACGACACGTGGAAGCAGGGCGACGGCTACAAGCAGGACGTGCTCCTCTACGAAGGCGACAGCGTGGAATCCGAACGGTTCTCCGTCATCGAGATCACCACCAACACCAAGGGCACCAACGGCGTGCACACCGTGAACGGCGAGAACTACGTGGACGTGACCAATGGCGCCGACGTCAACGACCATGCGGTCATCGACGGCACCCTGCCCGACGGCTACCAGCTCGGCTTCGAACTGTACAAGCAGGACAAGGGCGAGGACGCGGCCAAGGACACGCTCACCGCGACCATCCCTCCCACCGACCTCAAGGCCGGCGTCAAGGAGCTCGACAGCCAGACCACGAAGATCACCGAACCTGGCGCATACTACTGGGTGACCGTGTTCTCGAAGAAGGACGGCAGCGAGTTCCCCGACGGCGCCAAGCAGGTGCGTTCCGCCAGCCGCATCAAGGCCGAGAGCTTCCGTGCGACCCGCATCACCACCACCACGTTCAAGTGGAGCGCGAAGGGCGGGGAACTGTCCGACGTGGCCCACGTGGAAGGCGACCTGCCCGCCGACAGCACGGTAGGGTTCGAACTGCATGACTACAAGACCGGCGAGAAGGTCACGGAAACCAAGCCCATGAAGCTCTCCGACCTTGACGGCTACAAGCAGGACGCGGACACGCAGGACGTGACCGGTCCAGCCGTGACCGTGCCCGACGCGAACGACTACTACTTCGTCGAATGGGTGAAACTGCCCGGTGACGACGGCGACGAGTTCCACCGCGGCAACGACCGCGTGCCGAACGAGTCCACGCGCGCCATCAGCGCCGACACCACCACGTTCGTGCAGCAGACCGTCGGCACGCCCGTGTCCGATCACACAGTGTTCGCGCACATCGACTACAAGGACGACATCCGCCCCGACATCAAGGCGGGTCTGAAAGCCTCGTGGGAGGTGTGGAAGCAGTCCGACGGCGACGTGTCGAAGGACACGCTCATCACCACGCTCGCCAAGCAGGGCGTCGCACTGGAGGACGGTCAGACGGAGGCCGACAGCCCCGCCTACAAGTTCACCCAGACCGGCGTGTTCTACTTCCGTGTGCGCGTCACCGACGACGAAGGCAAGCTCGTCGCCTACGGCAAGCCGCGTGAAGCGTCCGAAACCATCCGTGTCATCACCTCCAAGTCCAACACCGTGAGCGCCATCAACGAAGGCGACACGCTGAAGGACAAGGTGACCGTCACCGGCCCCGTCCTCGAAGGCACCATGATCCCCTGGAAGGTGTACCTCCAGGACGGCCAGGACGCCTCCAAGGACACGCTCGCCGCATCCTGGGACACGCCGCAGACCGGCGCGTACGTGATCACCGCCGCCGACGCCGCCAAGGCCGCCAAGGACGGGCAGATCACCATCGAAAGCCCGCTCGGATACAAGACCGTGAAGGCCGGCGACACCCCGTACTTCGTGTACTCGCTGACCAGCCCGAAGCGTCTTGACGACGGCACGGCAGCCAAGCCCGCGACCGGCGCGGACGGCAAGCCCACCACCGCGCATCTCGCCACCGGCCTGGCCGGCATCGGCGAGACCGAATCCGGCAAGCCGACCCCGTTCTACACGGATCGCGCGCGCAACTCAGAGGAGACGTCCCACGTGGTCAAGGTCACCACCCAGACCAAGAGCGAGGCGCACGTGGGCGACAAGATCCACGACACCGCGATCATCGAAGGCAGAATCCCCGCCGGATACTGCATCGAGTTCGAATACTGGCAGCAGAACGCGGGCGGCGTATCCTCCGACAAGCTGGAGCACACCACGCAGTGCGTGACCGTCCCCGCCGGCGCCAACAAGGTCGACGGCCCCGAATACACGGCCAACGAGACCGGCAAGCACTACTGGCGTGAACGCCTGCGCACCCAGGACAACGACAAGCCCGGCCATCACGGCACCGTGACCGTCGTCAGCTACGGCAAGCCCCGCGTGCCCGGCGAGACCGTCACCGTGACCGGACACCTCGCGCAGACCGGCATCACGGCTGGAATCGTGCTTGCGGGAGTCGCCGCACTCACCACCGCCGGCGGGGCCATCGCCCTGTCCGGCCGCCGCAAGCGCCGCGCCTGACCTCGCAGACGCGGATGACGGCCTGACATAAGGGCCGCCCCCGAGGGGCGGGGAGAAATCCCCGCCCCTCACCATTTGCCACCTCGTTTCCGAACGGATGGCAGAGAGAAACCAGAAGAGAAGACCAAGGGGCTTCATCATGCAACGGAAACCAATCATCGTCATCACGGCCACGATCACAGCCCTCATGTTGGCGTTCGGCACGACCAGCGGGGCAATGGCGTCCACCGGCGCCACCGCCACCGGGACGCCGCCTCTGATCCTCAACCGCGCAAGCACACCCACCTACCCACAGGGAGCCGTCGTCACCGTAGACGGGCATCCCCTCGACAGGTTCGACCCGGCATTGGGAGCCGACGACCCGGCCACCGGCACCATAGAGGCGAAGACCTACAATGTCGACGGGATCGTGAAGCTCACCGGACTGCCCGAAGGCTGGACCGTGCAGAACGACCTGCGCGAACATGCGACGACCGGCAAGACCAGCGCGTTCTACATCCTCTCCGACGGGACACGCACCTACCGCTGGTGGTTCGACGGGGCGACCGGCATCACGCACACCGTGGACGAGCTGCGCGGCCTGACCCTCACCCGCAACAACACGCCCATCACGGGAGTGGACACCACGCGCAGCCAGACCCTGCACGGGTTCGCGCCCTCGGACCTCATCGGATACGAGAACGCGCCCGCGAACTGGGACTGCGCGCAGGGCGACACCGAGAACGGCTACGAGTACACGTTCACGCCGGCCGAAGCATCCCAGCCTTCCGTCACCTTCACGTTCCTTTACGATCACGAGACCGACGACCCGGCCGACCTGAAAGGCGTGCAGGCGTGGCTGCCTGACGGGAGCCTCGTGACCGGGTTCGACCCGACGGACACAGGCACGCTCTACAAGATCCCCAACGGCACCAGCACGGTCACGTTCACAGGACTGCCGGAAGGATGGAAGATATCCAACCAGTCCGGGGGAGCGTCGGACAGGAACATCGGCATCGAACTGGCCGGCCCCAACGGGAACCGCATCAACTACCTGTTCACGCATGCGGGCGACTACACGTACACGTATTCGATCAGCCAGCTCAAACAGGTCACGGCCAAGGCCGACGGCAAGACCGTCGACGGGTTCGGCTGGCAGGGCGGCGACTTCACCATCCCCCATGACGCCAAACAGGTCACATTGGACGGCATCCCCGAAGGATGGGACAGCCGCACGGCCGACACGGACGGAACGGTAACGGTGACGGTCAGCAGCCCCGACAGGAACATCACCGCGGAATACCGGTTCACGCGGGCCGCGAAACCCGCCAGCGCGGACGACCTGCAGAACGTGCAGGCCATCGTGGACGGTCACCCGCTGGAAGGGTTCACGCCCACCAGGAGCAGCGAATACACGATCCCGGCCGGCTCGAAACCCGGACTGGGCAACATCCCGGAAGGGTGGACGCTCGGACAGTCCGCCGGCGAGGACGGGGCCATCACGTTCACCCTCTCCAAGGACACCGTGACGGTCACCTACACGTTCCGGTTCGAGAAACCCAAGCCCAGCACGGACGATCTGAAACAGGTCACGGCCAAGGCCGACGGCCAGCCCGTCAACGGGTTCGACCCGACCGTGAGCGGCGAATACACCGTGCCTGAAGACGCGAAGGTCACGTTGGACGGACTGCCCGAAGGATGGGACGTCAAACACGACAAGGGCACGCTCACGTGGACGCTCACCAGCCCGGACGGGAGCATCACGGTCACCTACACGTTCACCGTCCAGGACGCGCCGGCCGTCGAACAGCACACCGTCACGTTCGACTACGCGCACGACGGCAAAACCACCAGCGTGAAAACCGACGACGGCAAGCCCGTAGGCCAGCCCAAGGATCCCGCCCGCGAGGGATACGAGTTCACCGGATGGCTGCTGGACGGCGAACCCTACGACTTCAACAGCCCGGTCACCAAGGATCTGACGCTCACCGCGGGATGGAAGGCCGTCACGCCGAAACCCGAAACCCACACCGTCACGTTCGACACGGGGGAGGGAAGCCCGACCCCCACGCAGACCGTGGAATCCGGCAAGACCGTCACCACGCCCAAGGACCCGACCCGACAGGGATACGAGTTCGCCGGCTGGACACTGGACGGCGAACCCTACGACTTCGGCACGCCCGTCACCCGCGACCTGACATTGAAGGCCATGTGGGAGAAAACGGACGAGCCCGCCACCGCGAGCCACACGATCCGGTTCACCACGGGGAACAGCCCCGACACCACCATCACCGTCAAGGACGGTCAGATCGTGCCACGGCCGAAGGACCCGACCCGCGACGGTTGGAAGTTCACGGGATGGTATGCCGCCGACGCCGATACACCCTACGATTTCACCCGCCCGGTCATCACCGACCTGACCCTCACCGCACGATGGGAGAAGACCGGCGGCCAGCTGCCCGGCGACACCAACCGGGACGGCAGGTACACGACGGACGATCTGACGGCATTGACGGCCACTCAGGGCAACGAACCGTACAAGGCGTTCTCGCACACGATCCACTCGTACACGGGATTGACAGACCCGCATTCCGTCCTCCTGCACAACCTGCCCGACGGGTGGAAGCTCGCATCCTCCACGACCGCGACCGGCGTCACCTGGCGCGTGACCGCGCCGGACGGCACGACCGTCACCACATACCGTTTCTCCGGCACGTCCACGACCGCCGGGGCAAGCGGCGAAGAACAGCAGGACGGACGCAAGCCCGGCCAATCCGCTCCAATCATCCGCCAGTCCGACACCATCCTGTCCCGGACTGGCGCGAACACCACGGCCGCGATACTGCTGGCCTTCTCCATGCTGATGGGTGGAATCACGGCACTGCTCACGAAGCGGCACCGAAACGGCCGCAGCCACTGACGGCATACAGGTTTCCCACAAAACGGCCTCGCCCACGAGGGCGGGGCCACACCAGGAAAGGAACAGGTCACCATGACCCAGAAACCAACCAACAACAAGAAGCAGCCTCTCGTGATCGCCAGTTCGCTGGCGGTAGCGACGCTGCTGACCGGAACCCTCGCCACGACACCGGCCCTCGCCGCGCAACTGCGCAGCACGGACGCCGGCACGTCGTACAGCGTCACGACGCCGGCCGCCACCGCGGACGCGTCGGACACGTCCGGCAGCACCGCCAACGATCCGGCCGACTACGATTTCGACCTGTCCTCCACCCCCAGCCTGGGTCTCGTGGCCGTCGACGACAGCAAGGACCTGCCGAAACCCGTGACCGGCACCGGCAAGGACGACCCGCACACCGTGTCAACCGCGTTCAAGGCGATCAAGCCGGGCGTCTACAAGATCAGCTACAACGCCAAACAGGGCAAGCAGGCCGGCACGCTCGCCGGCAGCATCTACCCCAAGACCACCACCAAGAACGGCGTGTTCGAGGGTGACCCGTCGATGATCGGCGCGTTCCAGATCAAAGCGGAATGGGACACGTCCGACGCGAACAAATACGTCCAGAGCAACCTCGCCAAAGGCGCGTACATCGAACTCGCCTACGGTGAGAAGGCCGGCACCCTCCACTTGGAGCGCATCGCCGACTTCGAGGGCAACATCACACCGGACACCAAGACCAGCAACGTGACGTTCAACGAGGGATCCGACTTTCACACCGTCGTCGTGGAGACCGGCAAGACCGTCGCCAAGCCGGCCGACCCGGTGAAAGAGGGGAGCAAGTTCACCGGCTGGCAGCTGGACGGCAAGCCGTACGATTTCACCGAGCCCGTCACCAAGGACATCACCCTCACCGCAGGCTGGAAGGACGCTTCGGATGCAGGCCAGGACACGCAGGCCCAGGCCGTCACCATCGACCTGAACAAGCAGGCGCAGGTCGGCTTCTACGGTACGTCGGACGGCAACGTGAAAGAAGGTCTGTCCGATTCGGAGACCGTCGCTGTCACGCCCGGCGAGTACACGATCACCTACGAGAGCGCGAAGGGCTCCGATAAGGGTGTCGCGAACGGCGAGTTCTCGGCCACGCCCCACGTGTTCCCCACGTCCGGCAAGGTGGACACGAGCGGAGACGGCACGATCAAGCTGTCCGTGCGCTCCGCGAACGACACGAGCGAGCTGAACAAGGACGTGCCGACCAGCCAGAAGATCACCGTCACGCAGGGCTCCTACGGGTTCTTCACCGGCGACAAGACCGGCACCGCGGGCGCCGGCAAGGTCACCCTCACCCCGGTCAAGACCACACCCGACAAGCCGGGCACCGGCCTGAAGGGCGATGCGAACAAGGACGGCAAATACTCGGCCGACGACCTTACGGGTATGACCGCCTCCTACACGGACTCCGACGGCAAGACCGTGAAGATCGACAACTTCGACCCGACCTTCGACCAGAGCACCTACTATCTGAGCAACGGAGGCAAGGCCAGCAGCGTCACCCTCGCCGGACAGCCCGACGGCTGGGACGTCTCCTACAGGAAGGAAGACACGGGCAACTACGTCACCGTGACCGGCCCCGACAAGAAGACCAAGGTCACCTACACGTTCCACGACTCGCAGACCACCACTCCCGAACAGCCGGGATCCGGTAGCCTGAAGGGAGACACGAACAAGGACGGCAAGTACACTGCGGCCGACCTGAACGGTGTGACCATCACCGCCGACGGGAAAGCCATCTGGCAGAACGGCAAGAAGACCGGCGCCCCGGTGTCTCTGACCAGCAAGATCACGGTCGACAACGTTCCCGAAAAATGGGTTCCGATGATCGACAACACCGGAAGCAAGACGGAGCTGAAGGTCACGTTCACCAGCCCGGACAAGAAAGTGACCGTGCCGCTCACGTTCGCCTACGGCGAGACCACCAAGCCGGACACCCCGGACAAGCCAGACCAGTCGAAGGACACGACCGACATCGACCTGAGCAAGGCCGTTGACGCGGCGAACCCCGGTTCCGGCACGCTCGGCATCGTCGCCCTCGATGACCTGTCCAAGACGCCCAAGCCCGTCAACCCGGCGGACAACAAGCAGCCGCACACGGTCGCCGACCAGTATCAGGGCATCAAGCCCGGCCGGTACACGATCACCTACACGGCCGTGAACGACGAGGATGCGACGAAACGCCAGCAGCCGACCGTGAACGGCACCTGGTATTCCGCGTCCGCCACGACCGACGGCATCTTCGGGTCGGCAGTCGGATCCCAGAACAAGCCGGTCGCGGTCGCCGCTGACTGGTACAAGCCCGAACTCACCGGCAAGCAGGTCCCGACCAGCATCACCATCGACATGCCGGCCGGCTCGTTCATGAACCTTGAGGGCGGTTCGAAATCTGGCATCCTGCACCTGACCCGCGTCGGCGACCTGCCGGGTGGCGACAAGGGCGACGGAAACACCGGCGACGGAAACACCGGCAACCAGGGTTCGGACAACGGAATCAGTCAGAACACGAGCAACACCGGCGACGCCACCGTCAACGGCCAGCAGGGCGGCAAACTCGCCCAGACCGGCATCGAGAACGGCGTGCTTGCCGGCGTTCTCGCCATCATGAGCATGATCGGCACGGCCATCATGGCCGTACCGCGCATGCTCCGCAACCGCCACTAATCGTTAGGCGACGGCAGTATACAGGCGGGGTCACGCCCCACGTGAACCGCACCCCGATTGTTGGACTGAAGAAATTCAGATTCGATGATCGGAG